CGTCAGAAGCTGTTACGCTTGTTATATAGTTTTGGCCTTTAACATACTCCGTAGTAGCTAATTTAGTTGTATCGTCACTTAACGTAGGCGTAGGTGCTAAAGGTGTACCTGTAAACGTAGGGCTAGCTAAGTTAGCTTTGAGGTTTAAAAACTGATTTGTTTCAGTCTCTGTATAATAACGACTGTCTAAATCTGTGCTAGAGGCTGTTAGGTAAGTCCCTAAATCACTAATCTGTGACTCCGTAATAGAAAGATCTCCTTGGTGTTGCGTGACACTAGCCTCAGATATGTTATCCGCGTGTATGTCTGTGGAGCCTTGGTCTACCGTCCAGTCAACTATCTGAGAAGCGGCAGGTGTGCCACTTATAGACGAGTAAGGGATCGTGGGTAAGTTATTTACATGTATGTCTGTAGAGCCTTGATCTGCCGTCCAGTCTATTATCTGATTACCACTCGGTATCGTAGGCTTCCCACTTAATGACGAGTAAGCTATCGTTTGGCCTTTAACATACTCCGTAGTCGCTATATTAGTGTTGTTGTCACTCAGCGAAGGTGTAGGCGCTGTGGGTATACCCGTAAACGTAGGGCTAGCAAACATCGTAGCCTTACTCTCATTTGTTACGTTACCCAACCCAACGTCAGAAGCTGTTACGCTTGTTATATAGTTTTGGCCTTTAACATACTCCGTAGTAGCTAATTTAGTTGTATCGTCACTTAACGTAGGCGTAGGTGCTAAAGGTGTACCTGTAAAGGTAGGGCTAGCGAACATCGTAGCCTTACTCTCATTTGTTACGTTACCCAACCCAACGTCGCCTTTAACTAAAGTTACAACCCCAGACTTCCCCGCTACCGAAGCAACTAAATTTGTATTGTCAAGAAGGGCAGCGAGGTCTAACGTAAATGTTGTATTATCGTCACGGGTAAAAGTAACTACACCACTAGTTGCGTTTAATACTCCAGAATCAATTGCTCTAGCGTCCTCGTCTAGATAAGCGGCTAACGAAATATTAGTTGCAGCCCCATCCTCAGCAGTGTAAACCAACGACCCGCTAGTCAATGCGAGGCTGGTTAGCGTGTCAGTATTTATATAATTCCCCGTATGTATTTCTGTGGACCCTTGGTCTTGCGTCCAGTCTATTATCTGGTTCCCACTAGGTATCGTAGGCTTCCCACTTAAAGAAGAGTAGGCTATCGTTTGTCCTTTAACATACTCCGTAGTAGCTAATTTAGTTGTATTGTCACTTAGCGTAGGCGTAGGTGCTAAAGGTGTACCTGTAAATTCAGGGCTGGCTATTGGTGCTTTAGATGTTACCGCTGCGCTTGTAGCTATTAAATAGTTTTGGCCTTTAACATACTCCGTAGTGGCTAATTTAGTTGTATTGTCACTTAGCGTAGGTGTAGGTGCTAAAGGTGTACCTGTAAATTCAGGGCTAGCAAACAGAGCTGCTTTATGTTGCGTAACACTGCCCTGAGTAATATTAGTAGCGTGTATGTCTGTAGGGGCTTCTACCGTCCAGTCTATTATCTGGTTACCAGATAAACCAATGTCGGCTGTCAGTAATGGCCTAGTAGTGATCCCCGTTACACGACCCGACGTATCAGATGTGAATGTATCTAAGACGTGCGCCCCACTAGTATTAATATTCCTCGCTGTAAACGATGTCGGTAGGACGTATTTGTTGGCGTCCGCAGCTCCAGTATACCCTAAATCGGCTAAAGTCAGCGCCCTAGTCGTGATATTAGTTACATGGCCCGCAACATCAGAGGTAAATTCATCTAATACAAACGCTCCACTAGTATTAATACTACGGGACGTGTAGGTAGGGTGGACGTATTTGTTGGCTTGAACCGCTATTCCGTCCAGCTTAGTGCCGTCTACAGAGAGATCTCGACCGTCTACCGTCCCGCTAACCGTTATAGCGGCAAAGGTAGGGGAGTCCGTAGTATTTAAACTCTGGTTAAACGGATTAGCCGACGAGGATGACCCCGTAGACTGGTCAATAGTTAGCAGTATATTGTTGTCCTGAACCGTTATCGACGGGTCAGTCGAGCTGGTAACGGTAAGCAGTGAAGTAGGTGTATCACTAACCGTTAAAGTTAAATCATCGCTAGAAATGGTTAACGGGGCGCTAGTGCCACTGACAGTCAGACTGTGTGTGGGGGTTTCACTAACGGTTAATCCATACTCATTCTCATTTACTGTTAAAGACATTAGAAGTCAGTGATGTTGTTTTCTATCTGTAAATCCCCGTAAATTAGGCGGGTTGTGTTCCCACTACTTTCTATACGGAACAAATCCCACTTATAGCGGGCGTTTCCATCTAGTTTCAACGTCTCTGCTTTAGGTAGCTTTACTGAAACAGTAGCGGGGCCTGTAGCGGTAGTAATACTTACTGTAAACGTCGCGACAAGGGGCTTCCCCGCGTCTCGACGGACTTCTGCTTTAAAAGTGTCGCCCGTTAAATTTACAGCAGCACTTCCAGTGCTTGCTGCTATCGTTAACGTAAACGAAAAATCTTCGCCGCGACCTACTGTAATGTTATGTTTTGCTGCTGCCATAGTTCGTCATAGCCTTCTATACGGCGATGAGCGATCCTACCTTATACAGCCATTTTTGTCCAGCGTGCGGTTACGTAGCCCCGCGACTACGTAACCCTACACACGTTAGGAATTACGATAAACCTGTAAAGCAAATTGGTTGGCTGACATGTCCCCCAAACCACCCTGCTTTTCAAGCATAGACTTCATCTTCTCAAGCTTGCCTTTATCCATACTGGACTTAGAATCAAACTCAGTAGCATGGACCGTCTTAAACAGATCAACTGCTTGTTGGGTGTAGTCTTCTTGAGCTTCTTCCCCAAGAACTTCCTCAGCAGCCCGCTCATCTAAAGTATCTAAAAACCGTTTGTCTTTTTTCCTAATCTCAGGCTCTACAGGAGAATCGGACGTTTTAGCCGCTTTCTTAGCAGCCCTTCTAGGTTTACCAAGAACTTCCTCAGCAGCTCGCTCATCCATAGTGTCAAGGAACTCTTCGTCTTCTTCACTAATAGGCTCAGACGAACCGTAAGCAGCTCCACGGAACTTTTCGTCAATCTTAGCATCAATATCTCTTTGCTTCTGAGCTGCTGCTTCTCTCGCAACCCCAACGTCGTCACTAAACTCAACAACGTCAGATGTACCGTAAAGACCTTCCCTTTCAAAATCGACAGGATCGAAACCCCCCATCTCCTCATCAGGCATCGTGTTAAAGGCTTTCTGCTCTCTAATCGCTTGGATTCTGTCTTTAACGGACTCACTTCTCGCTTCCCTCTCTTCACGACTAGAAGAAGATTGAGGTGCGCTACCATCTATCCTCTCCAAAGCTTGTAGAAATTGATAACTATCTTGTTTTTTTCTGTTCTCCGTAGGTTCAAGATCTTTAGGTTGAGAAGTAGGACTTGCTGGAGCTACAGGCTCCCCCAACACACCAGCAAGATTAGCTAAGGCTTCTGAGCCGAGCCTAGCTCCACTGCCTTGAAAAGACATAAAAGCTTTAGCTAAGTCGATTGGCGCTCTCCCCACTGCCGCTGCATCAGCACGTAAAGCCCGCAGAGCTTCTGGATCATTTTTTAAATAATCTAATAAATTACTCATAATAAATGTAAAAAGAACCCCGCTGCCCGTTTTAAAGACAGGCAACGGGGTTCATGTTAAGTGTTAGGCTATATTAAGCACCTGCGGATGCCCCGCGCAGATATACGATTACAAAACCAAACTCGGTCTTGATCGGCTTAGTAGCACTGGCGAGAACTCCACGGAAGAAACCAATGGTTCCATCAGGGTTGGTGATCTCACTAACGATGTTCTTCCAGTCAAACTTACCACGGTAGTTAACAGGATCGAAGCTGAGTCCGTTAGAACCACTCATTGGATTAGGAATGAGGGCTTCACAAACTTCAGGGTGAAGAACGAAAGCGGCTTCGTGAGTCGCGGTCTCATAAGCGGCATTTGGAGTAGCGACTCCAGCAGCAACAGTATAAGGCTCGACTCGTGCAAGTTTATCCGTTCCAGAAACGAAGTTATAGCGAGGGGCCATATCGTCGATGAGGTGGTAGAACCCACGGAAGGACTTTTCAACACCGAGTGGTGCGATAAGATCACTTACCTTAGAGTTGTTATAGCGAATGTCATCACGGAATTCGGTTTCAGTCTGGAGCGCGTAGGACGCTTCAGAAGAAAGGACAACCGAAAATACTGGGCGACCGTTCTCACGACCATAAGCATTTGCACCAGCTCCACCACGAACTTGCTTAAAGTAAACTTTATCCAAGATTGCATTAGAAATGTTAGCGGTGATGTCACTAGTGCCATCATCAGAAGCTGCATCCACATCAAGATCGGTCAATGTAAGACCTTCTCTAGCTCCAGTAATAACTGTTCCAGCGGTCTTACAAAGGACGAGGTTGTCGGAAATAAGCTCAAACTCATCACGGTAGCGGTTCTCCCAAGTGTTACGGGTAACCTCAGTCATGATGTTCATGATGGCGCGGAGCTGGTCCTGACGATGAGCAGCAAATCGAAGGTCTTCCAAAGAAATCTTAGGAGACTCGATAACAGCACGCTTCAATGAGTAAGGCTTCAGCTTCTTACCGAACTGAACGTAAGAGCGTCGGTCGGTTCCGGTGGGGTTGTTGTCAGAGGCATCTTGCCCATCACCGCGACCACCTTGGAAATCTTCAGCAGTACCTGCTTCTTTTGCAGCGGCTAGGTTTCCAGCAGTTTGATCAGTTCCACCAAACAAGCCGCCGAGATCAGACCAGTTTACTCCAGCCGATCCAGAACCACCTGCGGCGGTTTTAGTAGCGATAGCACGATCATACACCAAAGTCTGTTGGGTGTATCCTTGACCATCAGGAAAAGCTCCCTGCTTAGTTAGGTCCAACCAAGGAGAGGTGTGGAGCGTGCGTGAGTAGATGTCCTTGCCGATGCGGTTAGCTTCTTCAGCGAGAATAGTGTTGACAGATGCGAGGCCCGTAGACCCCAAATTAAATGTAGACATTGTAATAAATAAATAAGGGTTTGCGCTTCCAGCCAGCGTGGTCGGAAACTAAAGAGTTTTAGGGCGAACCTCTTAGAACTATACAATGGCTAGAGCAACCTGAGTTTCTATGTGCTTTACCAGTCGTTTAGAACTATTTAAGGCTAGAGCAACCCAACTGATAAGCGCATCTTAACATTGTCTGGCGATCTGTCAACGGGGTCACACGGCACCCAAAGCAGCCGCTACTCTTTCTTCAAAGGTACCGTTTTCAGGGACGCCGGAGCTTGCTGCTGATGCTTTAGTCTGACCAGACATCGCTGGCTCCGCATCTTCATACTCAGCAAGACGATCAGTCAACGACTCAACTTCTTTCCTCATCTCAAGATATTGTCGAACAACCGTCGGGAACACTTGGGCTGAGACCGCATTGTAGGCGTGGTCAACAGGATGGAGGACAGTAGGATCAGTCTCTGATGCCTTTTGCTGGATGGCTGACATGTCAAGACCTTCGATCCCTTTGAGGAAGGGTAACTTCTGCTGGACTCTTTCGACGACATTTTTAGTGATGTTCTGCCTCAACTGGGCGTTTTCAGCGGCTGTGACGGCACTCTGCTGCTCTTCTAGCTGTTTAGCTTCCGCTAACGCAGCGTCCGCGTTCTCATAAAGCTGCTCTCTTCGCTGTAAGATCGGATCGATGTCTTCCATGATCCGGTAAATCTTTGCCTTATCGCGGTCACTAGCATTAGGTAAAAGCTCAGATAACTGCTCTTCCTGTTCTTGTGGGTCGTCTAACGACAACACATCAATCAGAGCATCCGAATCTACCTCATACTTGTCAGCGATCTGGTCTGCCTGCTCAACAAGGGCTTCCAACGGCTGTGATACCGCCTGCTGATACGCTTGGGTCTGCTCTAGATTAGATAGAGCCTGTTGTTGTTCATATTGAGCAAGCCTTTCTTGTAGCTGCTCAACATCCTTATTCTCAGCGAGACCCGTCAACTCCTGAATCTTCGACTCATATTCCTTCGATTGCTGGCGTAACTGATCCAACTCAGAACGGTTTGTCTTTAACTCAGTCTTGAGTTCCTTAAATCGATTAGCCGCTTTAGGGGTCCACTCGTCGCCGATGTCTTCCGTTAAATTTTCAATTGGATCATCTGATTCCTGTTCCTCGTTTCCCGTATCCTGTTCCTCTTCCGACGATTCCTCAGCCACTGGTTCCGGTTCAGGCTCTGCGGCTGGTGGTTCCTCTGCAACAGGCTCCGGCTCTGCGGGTGCTTGATCAAGGTTAGCAAACGCTGCTTCTAACGAGGCTTCAAATGAAGTCGGTTCAGCGGCATCAGGTAAAGCATCTACATTAGTTGGTGCTTCTACGGCTTCGGTGGCCTCTACGGCTGCTTCTACAGGTGCGTCCATTCGTCTGGTTGGTTAGTTTTTGTGGTGGAGGGCCGATGAGTCAGCTTCTCCAGATCATTAAAGGCGTCTCTGTATCCCGCATACCAAGCCAGTTTATGGCTATTAGCTTGCGGGTCTGCGTCCAACGACGTAACCGTTGGGCCAGACGCCTCTTTCAAAATTGCAATAGCTTGCTGCAAGGCAGGATCATCAATAATCTCCCGCAGCCTTGTAACTGACTTTAAATCGTTGAACCAGTGTTCCAGTTTTATGGGAACTGTGGCTTTCTTTTTAGCTGGCATTATTCTTGTTCACGAAACCTTAAGGCGGCTTCGGCATCGCGGATCGCTTGCTCTTGGTCGAACTTCTTCTGCTTAATAGCCATCTCAAGTTCAGCCTTCTGCTGCGTAATCTGCATATCGACTTGCGCCTTCTGTAGCTTCATATCTACCTCAGACGTTTCAGGTTGTCCACCCTCTTCTTCAGAAACTTGCTGCTGCTCTCTCTGGAGCTTCTCCAACGCCTTCATGGTGTTGTTGATCGCTTCTTCAGCATACTGTAAAATCTGCTTCGCGTTAGACACTACGGCCTCCAATGCGGGGTCTCCAGCGGCGTATTGGGCGGTCTCAGCGATATGCTGGTAAAGTGCCTGTAATGCCGGAAGAACCTGTTGCGGATCTGCTTGTCCTTCGTTGATAGCCTGAATGAACTGCTGCAACAACGGAACATGTAGCTGCAAGTGCTGGCCGTGCATCTCGCTAGAGACAACCGGAACTGGCTGACCTTGTTGCAACTGCTGGTTCTCAAGATAAGCAATCTTGGTATCTACCGTTTTCCTATCGTCTTCTTGCGCCGGAACGTAGCGATCCGCGAGGTCGTGACCGACACGAGTGCTAACGATGTCACGAGTAAGGTTGCGGCGACCAACGTCGTCGAATTGGCCACTAATTCCTTGAAGCTCGCGAAGCGAGACGAGTCTGTTTGCGTGCGATCCATTACCAATGGAACGAACTGCTTTGGTCTGTGCGACATCTAATTTCTTAATGAATTCTTTTTCTACGCCCCGCTTCTCACAACGGTCGAAGAAATCTTTAATCGCCGCATCAGGCCGCTTGACCTGAACAATACGGCGGACCATCTCGCGCATCAGGCGAGTCCAACTTGAGTAGAAGAGGTTTAGCGTTGAACCACTAATCCGTGTAGCCACATCCATGTCCGCCACAACCTGCATCTGGTTCTTGTATGGCGAAGTCTGGTTTGGTCCATACGGCGACATTGTGTCGGTGTTTAAGGAAAGCTGCTGAGAAAGATCCTGTAAAGCTGGCTGGACCGCCGTGCCTAAGTTAGGGATAGCCTTCTCAACGATTTTTACGTTAGGTGACATCACTGCGTAAGCACCGTAGAACGTAAAGCTAAGTTCATCCAACGAACGTTGGTTCTCTGGCTGGATCATCACCGACGACGCTAACATCGCGCCATCAATCTGCTGGCAACGAAGTCTGTTACTTGTCTGGACATGGGAGAAAATCCGCTGGCCGAGTCCTCTGATCGAATGATAAGTGCCATTACTACCAACTCCATATGTGAAGAAGATATACGCCTGCTCAGGTGTATCGTAGCGACTGACCTTCTTGTAGAGGAAATCTTTAGGACTAGACTCAGCGGATATGTAATGACTCACGCTACCGTCAATCTCCCGCACCCAGTAGTGCAGCACGTCAACGGTAGGGTTTTGGATGCCTGTGTAGAGATCGTTGTTCTTGATCTCTGCCTGCAACGCTTCGTAATCAGAATATGTATTACCAGACGTGTAAGCGCGGCCCGAAGTCTTGACGTTCTCCATCATGACTCGTTTGACCTCCGCTACGTTCCAGCCGACTGCCTTAGCCGCTTTCTCATTCTTAATAAAGTGGTATAACTCATGTAATTGATACTGGCGGCGACCAACGGCAATATCGATTGCATTCTCTGACGCTTGCGACTGACGCGGAATCAAGATGTCTGCAAAACCACCGATACGGAACTTCCAGTCTTCCGGTGAGTCGAAGTAGGCAATGCCAACTCCGTGCTTAATAAATTGTGTGCAAAGGCGGAGGTAACTACTATGAAACTCTGGCCAGCGGCGGAACAAGTTTGTAAGCTCTTCCGCTACGATGTCCTCCTTTGGCCCTACTTCGCTTCTCTCGCCCGTTGTGGCTTTCACCTCTACTAGCTTCTCTAAAGACGTGTAGAGGTCAACGTAGGCCGAAAGAGAAATGTCCAGCAAACGCTGCGCTTCCCCGAAGTTCAAGTTGGTCTTGAGTCCCTGACCACTAGCCGCTAGCTGTGATTGGCTGTAAGGCGCAACGCCGTCAAACATACTGTCGATCCGAGAACGGTTAACAGCAGACTTCTCATCAGCGCGGAGCAAGGTTGCAAAGATACCTATAGCAGCTTTTACATCCTTGAGACGTGTTTCAACAGGCTTACCCTTCTCATCAAGGCTCCCTAAGTCGAGGCCGTCTAAGTCAATTAAGTTTGACATACTTGGCGAGTATATTGAATTGACAGTCAATGTCAATCATTTGGGTAAGCCTCTTCCATGATCTTCCCCATGCGGACCCAATGAGCGCGACCGTCTTCAGTCCGAAGGCGTGCATACTCTTTCTCCCCGAAGTCTTTGGTGTGGACTAGAAACGGGTTCCCTCTATACCGCTTGCCCGTATTCCGGTATTTCCAGACTGCCCCGTAAGGCGTTACCTTGTAATCGGGATAATCAGATATTACGACGAACTCCTCGTCCGGTAGGTCGTAGCGGACTACAGACAACTTGTTGTGGTTTACCTTCCTACTCACACCCTCATCATCAGTAATAAAAGAGTGGTATTTTAAATCTCTCCAGTATCGCTTCAGCTTCTTGTCGGTTTTTAAGTTATAGACATACCCATCGTCGGTCAGGGCGTAATGCGAAGCCCCTGCAATGGGTTCCCAATTTTCGGGTATTTTGTGTTCGGTCATCTCTGGGTGCGTTAAAAAAAACTTTTCTCTCCGGCTCTTAGTACTATATAATATTTTATATAGTACTAAAGGTCTAGAAGAAAAGTTTTTTATTGGGGTTTAAGTGCCGCTTTTCTAGCACTGCGTTTAGCCATGATTTTACCTTTATTCTTGCGGTAATACTCTTTGTTGTAGTTACTTACACGTTTTTTGAACTCCCCATACTCCTCTGGTTCAAGGACTTTGCTTATCTCTAATTTCCGAGAGTAGCTGTATTTCGTCCTCCGATAATACTCATTTTGATAACCGAGTCGCTTTTCCCGATTCTCTAAATAGTATTCCTTTTTCTTTTTTGGGTCGTATTGGGCCATAGCCGACCTTACCCGATAGCCAGACCCCCGTCAATTTTTTTCTAAACATACATATATGTACACACTCACGCGCAAAAAAAAGCCGGACCCCACCCGTGGCGTGTCTACGAACCCTGAATCCCGAACCCCGAGCCATGAATCAAACGCCACAAATAAATTATTCAGGGTTCAGGATACGGTATGCAGGATTCGGAAGACTGACCTTCCGAGAAGATGTTGGTGGTCATCAACTACCATCCAATTTATCCCGTATCCTGTATCCTGTATCTTTACCGTAAGGACAGATTAGTTAAGGGAGGTTAACTAACGGATGTGGCTCTGTATCCCTTATAGAATCAAGGATTATTGAAAAAGTATTAGTTTTATGTTGTTAAAGTTTATCGTTTGTTTACGTTGTGGAAGTCACCGCAAGGAGGCACCCATTCAATCCCAAGCAACGTTCGCAGTGATTAATGGTTGAAGGATAGGTCGGTCAACAACCTTCTAGATCTCAAGAAGATCTTACCTGAACGCCCAGTGATGGGGCAGCATTTTGAATTGCCAGCAAGTCACTGCCAGCGGGAACGGCGATTGAATCCCCGTTTCGACAATGTGATTACCGTAGTATGCAGCTTACCAGCAGCCTTCTCGATCAGCTCAGATAGGAGCGATGAGATCTAGCGATGTAAGAGTAAGAGGGATACTACCACACCAACCCAGCACGCGATCAGCTCAGAAGGAGCGATCAGCTCTGGCTCTGGTAGTGAATCACAAGTGAAAAGCTAGTGCCACCTTTTGGTGGCCATAGCTCACAGCTACCAGTCATCTGGTGGTTGTGAGCTATGGAATACGAAGAATACAACTACGCTATTGCGAATGAAGATGGACTCTATTATCGAGGCACAGCCTACGGTGACAAAAGAGATTGGACTACTGAAACAAGAGGATGGTGTGATGGGGCTTATACTTACAGCCTTAATGGTGCTTGGAGAAAGATATGCGCCTTTCCAAAGATGTTTGATAAGTGTGAAGTCATCCGCCTATAGTTAAACGCTATGACTAAGAATATGACTAAACAAGACTGGATGTATAAAGTCCTAGAGTTGAAACTCGAAATCGCGAAGGCGGATGATGCCATCAACGATCTGAGATCGTACCTTCTCAGCGATAAATTCCACAAAGACCCAACGGTTCAAGTCAGCGATGTCCTTCGCTACCTTGAAAACGTTAGGCTTTATCCTGAACCCTGAACCAACCCATGAAATCAAAAAACAAAAGGCGTAATTTTTACGCAAAATCAATGGCGAGCTGCAAAACTAGCGACACTAGTCTCGTTCGCGAACACCGAACGGGCGTGTCGAAGCACGCGAAAGGTAGGTTTTCACCCACGAAACGTAAGCGAAAACCCTGAACCCTGAACCCTGAACCCTGAACCCTGAACCCTGAACCGTGCGCCTTGTATCACGCAAGGCGCATCATTCAGAGGTCACAATGAACCACTGAAACCAAACAATAAAACAATAGAAAGAAAATAGCTATGCACAACATTACTAAGATTGATACTGTCCTCTGCCCTGAAGGTTCTAAATACAGAACATGGCATGGGTTAGAGCAGACTACCCCACTACCCATCACCGAACGGGTAGCTGAGGATTACGAGTTGCTGCCACACGTATCGAAGCAGCACATGTACGTTGACGGTCTAGAAAAGGAGGTTGAGAACTTCAAAGCTCTGACCACCATCGACAAGACTGGTCAGAAGGTCACGCTCGACGTGGTCACTGACAGATACAGCATTATTCAGAATCGCCAAGTCTTCAAGACAATGTCAGAATCCTTCAAGGGAACTGGTCTTGAATACACGCTCTCGTGCATCGGCACGTTGGGTGGCCTTAAGAAGTTCTTCATCTCAGTTGCAGTAGGTGACGACGATGGAGGTTTCATGGTAAACGATGACAAGTTTTACGGGAACGTGAACTTCATCACCAGCCATGATGGTGGCTCGTTTCACGCTCACGATTCACTTACAAGGATCGTGTGCCAGAACACGCTTAGGTCTTCTTTATCCGGTCAGAAGAATGTCGATTTCAAGATCAGACATAAAGGCGACACACAAGCGAAATGTGAGGATCTCTCACGCTACCTTAAGAACGTGTTCACCGCTCGTGAAGTCTTCATCGAGAAGATGGGTAGGCTCGCCGACCATAAGGTGAATGGTGAAGACATCCGACAAGTCGTTGGTGGCTACTTCGTCATGGAAGCCTTCAAGCGTGGCGAGAAGTTAGATGAGGGATTCAAAACCCGCTCTCTTAACATGATCGACGGGATCACAGACCTTGCTATAAATGGCCAAGGCAATCGTGGTCAGTCACTATATGATACGTTGAACGGTGCTACTGAATTCTGGACATCGGGAGATGGAGTCGGACAGTCTGCTACGGCAGGTAAGAAAGCTTACAGTTCCGAATTCGGAACAGCAGCAGCTAACAAAGAACGGTTTGCGGAATACCTGACCAGCGGATTGTTCCAGTCAACTGATCTGGAAGCAAACACACAGCGTATCCTCGCTCTATCTCATTAATTCCCACCCTGCGTCTCGCCTAACGGCGGGGCGTAGTCGGGAGTGAATGTCCACTCCACTAAACATTAAAAGATATGGTTAAAACTAATACACTAATATGGACCGCGATCTGGTTTGTTCCAGCCGTCGCGACTCTTCACTACGTCGGGATCGATACCATCGTACGTGCTGTCATTCAAACCCTGTTCAACATTCTAGGATGAGTGGTAAGCCGATGGCGTTAAGTAAGGAGCCGATGGAGATCACCATTGAGGTGACTCCACACCCACCGTTTGAAGGGACGACCACCTACCGTGCGCTTGCGTGGGTAGGCGATCAGTACTCAACCACCCTCTACTCTCAGAGCGAAGGGTTCTGTCAGGAGTGGTGCGCTGACGAAGCAGCGAAGAAATTGTCAAAAATGATGCGTTGGCAGTACCCGAAAGCTGTTTTTAAGACTAAGCTCACCAAGAAGGTCGAGACTAAGTTCTCGTCAATGCTCAAATCAGCGATATGAAATACGAAAGACAACCTAATAAGCCCGACTGGTATCGTTCCGACGATACCAAACTTTATCGCGCCGCAACGTCAGGCTCGTCACCGTTCAATGAATGGTATGAGTTTGACGATAGAGCGGAAGCCGTCGAGCATTTCGCGGACCAGACCGAAACCGACCAATTTTGTTGGATCGGCGGAGAGATCTTCCACCTCGAAGACCTCGAATACGATGAGGTGATCGAAGGTTTCGTCAGGATTAAAGGTGTGAAACCCGCCGACCTCGATGAGGTAGTTCAATCCGTTAGTAGATTCTAAAAACCAACCTGAACTATGAAAAAAACAATAAGCCGAACCGCCCAGATTCATGGGCGGGGATCGCAACCCTACCGTTGGGTTTCCCGACTCACAGTGGAAGAAAAAGACGCCGTGAGGAGAGGGGAACTAGTCCTCATTCGTGATCACCACCCCCTGTCGGGATGTGATTACAAAAAGGTCGTTTATCATAAACGATCTAAAAGATTTGGCCACCGCAACTACAACCCATGATTCTAGATATGGACTATTTACAAATCATCGGCCTGATCCTCACGGCCCCGTTAGCTCTTATCGTAATTACTGCGAACATGGTTAAGACTGAATCGCGCCGCCTCCGCAAGATGCGGGAGCGTGCCGACCAAAAGAAAAGGAGGCGGGCATGATTATCTTGCACCAAGATCCTTGCGTATCAGCTCGCGAGCTTTGCGATAAAGACCTACGAAAAACCCTTAAACAAGCTGGAGATCTCGCGTTTAAAGCCCTTGAGAATCGCTCAGATGAAAGCGACCCTACCCTCCTGTGGGTGTGTCGCTATCCTGCTAACTTAAAATGGACCATAGAATACGCTCAATTTTGCGCGGCAGAATCTTACTATCGATTCGGTCGCAAGCGAGCGAGAGTATCCTATCCTGTCCTTCAACTACCCGACATATCTGCGGGATCGGTTGAGGGCTTACCTAGTAAGCCTGAATACTGGAGGGACCACTACAAAAAAGTGGTGGCTCCCAAATCGGTCTGGCCAAACTTGCTATGGTCAAAGCGATACCCACCGGATTGGTTGTCGCGAATCATATTTCCGAACGCGATTCATTGAAGACATAGCACCGAAGGAGGTGGGGATCTCTCCCCACCTCCTTTTTTTGTGCCTAGACTTAAACCAATCGAACCTAATAAGTGGGAAATTCTTATCTGTTTTTTCCCACTTAAATACTATCATCTCATTATCCAAGCGAAAACCTATTCCGGTTCAGTGACGGGGCGCACTGGGATGTATCGATTTTGAGTCTGCATATAGTTTACAACTTGCTTGGCTCGTTCGATGCCGTAGTCCTTGTTTTGAGGCTTGAGTAAAGTCTCGATGATATTGAGGGTTGGCGGCTTGTCCATGTAACCGTAAGTCAGTAACTGCATACGCTTCTTACCCACGTTGAGATCCTTCATAGTCTTGCCGATCTTAGCAGAATCGATACCTAGAGAATTGTAGCCTCTAGTTATCCGCATGAGTTCGTAGTTCATCTTACGGCGAGCTTCGATATTGTCATCGATGATCTGACGAACCGTTTCTTCTGTCATCGGAACATTACGTCGAAGCTGACCAAGCTCACTCTTCACGTTAGCGAATCGTTTGTTATGGTCCAAGAGATACCTCTCATACTGTCGCTGTAGATCAACCTCGTGGAAACGAGCAGGAGCAACTCCTTTGGAAAGCTCACCCATCATTCCAGAGAGTGATTGAGTCTCGAGTCCTTTTACGAAGTCCTTACCAATGCGAGGCGCGTATGCTTCTCCAGCTATGAACTCAAAGAGCTTGTAAGCAACATCGATTGGATCATCTACTCCTTTGTTCCAAATAGGTTTGCCAGTGGATTGGTTAGTGTTGTTAGCTGCGTTGATCGCGGTTCCGGCTAAGATCTGAGTATCTAAGAACTGATCTTTAACATACCCTAAAGCGAAAGCGGCCCCCGCCTCACTGTATTCTCCGGCCCTGATCTTTTCCATAGAGCGGAGAATCGGATCGACGGTTCCTGCAAAAGGATTCAGGTAAGTGGCATCGAATGAAGTCAGCTTACCACCTAACGTGAAGTAATAGAATGTATGCCCGCGATAATATTCTGGAATACCTGCTCGCATGGCCTCGTCCTCGTGTTCATCGTCTCCTATTCCTGTCATCGCTGCTGCGATCATGGGGACCGCAGAAGAAAGACCAGCTAACACGAACGTCATTGAAGACATCCGAAGGATTCCCCTCTGACGCATGACCGGATCTCCACTACGGAATTCCTCTAAACCTAGCTTATAAGTGTTGAAAGGAATACGGAACATCTCAGCCTTGAATCGGAGGAACGGCGCAAACATCAATCCAAGTGGAGACTTGGTTATGTCTGTGATGAGCGGAGGTGCTTGGCTGTAAGACTGTGCCGTCATGAGAACTTTCCTCGCGGCTTCACGCTTACGCTGCATCGGAGACATCTGGCCGAACTTGCCTTCAGGATTCTGTGCCGCAGCCCTCTCAATATACCCCAACTCATGTTGATAATACACTGCTTTGTAAGCAGCATCTAGAGCGGCGGACAGGTCTTGAGCTTTCTTCTCGATAGCAGCTAGAACTTTCTTAGGCTTGTTAAGCTTTGACTTTTCCATCAGCCCTTCAAGCTCTTTCTGGATACCGTCGGGATTCTGTTTTCCGTTGAGGAGATCTCTCATGACCCCTGCACGAAGTTCGTCTCCCATAACTCCAAGACCAATCATCTCAGTAACAACCGGATCGATCTCACCGTCTTTCCCGAACAGAGCTTTGAAGGATGCCCCGCCCATGCTAGTGAACATCTGGTCATACCTGAAGAAGCCTTGTGAGGTTCCGAAGATGAAGTTACCGAGGGCGTTACGGAAATAGAAACCAACGCTACCTAACGTCTTAGCAGCCATCGCTTTACCACTAAGTTTAGAGGCTAAAGTAAACGCTCCGTTAACTAAACGTTCTGAAGTTCCAGCGTATTCTTGAATATAGGTATTGTTAAGAGTTTGCTGCAAAGCTTCTTTAAACTCTGGGTGAACATACATATCAGTCATCGGGTCGTTAGCCCCATCTGTCTGACCCATTCTAACTGACTCCCAACCTGCATACTTCTTGCGGCTCTCATCTGTAGCAAACTTAGTTTCAGCACTGATGAGTAGACCTTCTTTCTCCCCCGCATAAAATTTAAGTTGCTCAAGGAAAGACTTCTGAGCTGCAATATTAGCAACAGTAGAATAGGTCCGTAAGATTAAGTCTGTTCCGGTTTCTGCTCCATACTCTCCAAGAAGATCTCTGATTGGTTTAGGTAGGTCAGATCTCTTCTTGAAGTTATCAACCATCATCTTAAAGCCTGATGGCGACTGACCTTTGGTTTTAGCCTTTGAATCGTATTGTGATAAGAACGCATCCAGAGTCTGTTGCCCGTAAGAGTAGTGGGGGTTCTGGAGATTCAGCTTATCAAGTTCACGCCTAGCAAGTTGCTTGGCTTCTTGATAGGTCATCGGCTTCTTATTCTCGTCAGCATCCTTTTTAATTTTGTCAGCAGTGTCACTAATGAACTGTCCCTCAAAGAACTCCATCGCAGCTTCTCTAACGTCAGCATAACTAGCATCCTCTTTAACCATCTCAAGATAGTTTGAGTCAGTGAACATACGATAAGCCCTAGTTAGGTAGACCTCTCCAGTTCTGGAAACCTTTATAGAAACATCATCATTGAGTCCCATCTCAACCAGCTTTTTCTGGATTGGTATGATGTGGTTCTGACGAATCTCAATAATGAATGAAGCGAGATCTGGTGATGCCGCAGCGAGGTCTCGCAATGCTTTGTTTCTTTCTTCCTCAGCAATCTTTACTGCCTCGTCATACGCCTTACCAATGATATTGTTCTTACCTTCTTTTGCAGCTTCACGTTCTGCTTTTGCTTCGTCAGTTGTAATCACACCCGAAGACCTACGTGAGGCTATTTCGTCAAGCTTCTCGTCATACGCCTTGTCGATAAGACCAAGACGTTCTTCAGAAACAAGTGAGTCGGATCGGTATCCTTGTGCTTTGGCAATAAGATCCATTGGGGCGTTATCATAACTTCCATAAGTCTCTACGATCAGACGGTCCATCTTCCTCTTGAACTTAGTCATATTATCTTCTGCCGCCTTGCGGTAGAATGATCTGTTCTCAATTAAGCGTCGGTAAGGTTCACTGATCTCACCTGCCACTAACTTGTTCAACCAATTCAGTAGCCTGTTCTCTGGACCTTTAGCGCCTATCTCAAGCATCGGCATCTCAAGTAGATCAACAACTGGGTTGAGATTAAGATCAGATTGAAGAGGGTTAGGATCTGAAGGCGCAGCGAACTGTAACGGTAAAGAGTTACTCTCAGCGGCTTCATTCGGCTCAACAAACTTCAAGCTAGTATTAGAAACTCCACTAGATGGTGGGAAATAGCTATCAAGCTTGCTCTGAGGAACAGGTTGGTCTGTATCAATATCGTGAGATACTTCGTCCCACTTGTAAGACTTACTGAGAACATTAATCTTAGGTGTAACACCTTTCTCTTTACTTACGATAGTGAATGGGTAGCTCTCATGCTCAGGTGCAGGGACCGCTTCCACCTCACCGTCAATTTCTAAGACGGCATAAATGTTTCCAGTCTTCCTGTCCAATTGCTGGAAAGTCTTGATGAAAGGTTCAGTGAACATATCACCCAACCCCTGTAAGATAGCTGGTCTACTAAGTTTACGGTCTCTAAGAGTTTTTGAAACGTAGTCGTTACTACCTGCTAAGATCGAAGCAATTCGGAAAGCTTGGATTTGTTTAGTCTCTTCTTTTTTCTGGTCCTCCTCCGACATCAATTTAATCTTATCTTTCGATGGAGAACTGAGAGTGTCTGATACACCAAGAGCTAACCTCGACACGAAATCTTTTCGGACAGGGAAGACGGAGTCGTCTGGCCCAAGAAGCTCCCGAAGGTTTCTGATATTCTGGTCGAGACCGTCTTTGATTTTAAGACGCCTAGATAATTTCTTTACAGCTCCACTATTCGTTGTGTGTTCAGCTTCATTAGCGGCTTCAACAAGTATCTTGTTAAGGGTAGCTTTATTTAAACCATAAAAACGTGGGTTATCTGTGAGCTTTCGGAAGAAGTTTATAGATCCTACAGCCATCGTTGTCGATGAGAACATCTTAGTAACATCAGCAGATGTCAAAGCCATCAAGATCTTACCATTGTTCTTGGCAGAAATCTGATTAAGAGCGGCCTCCATCTCCTTAGCTTTAGATCTAGTCGAAGCCCAGAAGTAACCTTGATCAGAAAACTGGACAGGGTAATAAACACCACCCTTACCTGTTACGATTGTGTCTCCATCTAGTGTCACTTCCCCAGCGAATGCTGTGTCTGGCTGGTGTAACAGCACGCTTAGTCCTGCAAACTGTCTAATATCCTGACTAACTTTAATCACTCCAGCTTCACGTAGCTGGTTAAATTTCTCTTGCTCTCTAAGATAGACATGTTCAATAGCTCCTTCAGGTGCTGCTCTTAGGATCTCATCATCTATATTTTTATCTTCAGGGCTAGCGTAGAATGCGAAGTTCGCGTCAGGATTATTAACATCAAAAGATTTTATGTTTGGCTGGCGGACGAACCCTGATTGGATAGCCCGCATCTCGTTGATCATCTTATTCAGAGCCACACCACCAGCACCCCCTAATTGCGTACGATTGGCAGCAAATCGGCGGATAGCTGCTGCAAAGTATCTTTTCAGGATTGCAAGTAAGGAAGGATTGCTCTTCCAAAAACGAGTGTCCTCTTCAGTGGTGTAACCACGAGTCGCTTTCTGAAGATACATTCTAAGTTTTTCTTCAGCGAGAATTCGTTTGGTTTGGAGAACGACTTCTGGGTCTTCAGATTTTAAACCGTCGTGGAATTCTTTGGCGAATGACTCATCCTTAGTGTTGGATGTATACTCTGCGAGGATGTCAAGGTAGTCAGTATCACTTAAACTTTCTACGTATGCGTCAACCTCAGCTTGTGTCAGTCCATTGAAGCTCGCGGTGTGTGCAAGCTCTTCATTGATCGACACACCAATTATACCCCTTGCCGCTAGATAACTATTGTTCTTAACTTTAGCAGCTAGCACGATTGGGTTAATAAAGATTGTGGATTCATCCTTACTAACAGCGGCGAGGCTGCCACCCATACCCTCAATCTTTGTCTTGATAATTATTGAAGGCGGAATAAGAGAGCGAATAAAATCTTTAACGCTCTGCGCGTCAGACTGCTGGTCAGGGGATAAGCGATCAAAGAAGTCTTCTGGGAATGCCTCGGGCTGAACTTCTATAGGTGCTTCCTCCTCTACCTGAACGTCTTCTTCTACAGGCGCACTAAACAGCGCGTCGTTAACAACAGAAGATCCTAATGCTTTCGCGTTAGTAGTTGTTGATCTGCGTGTATTCTTCCCTAGATCCAAAACATCTTTGAAGGACTTAACATATTGATTGAGTTCGTTGGTGTTCACACCACGGAACATAGAGACCATTGAGTTAAGCGTGCGATCAAACACCTTAGTGCGAGGACCAGTTAACGTCTTAACGTAACTCTGGAAATCAGGAGACAAGAAGAAATGAGCTACAAACTCGTCAAGGTTAACGAGTCCAACCTGAATAACTGGATTACGTTTCCCTGTCGCAGATACTTGCCTATCGTAGGCTTCGTTTACCTTATTAAATAAAGTGACTAGCCTTTTCTTCGCAGCTTTCTGCGTTGTGTTCAACGGTCTTCCTGTCTCTGCAATCGTATCAGAGACAACAGCATGTGCGTATTCTTCAAGTAAAGTGTTTACAAGACCGCGACCATTGCCAGTTGCTTTGTTAATGAAAACAATATGATCTCCATGAATAGATTTAACGTATTTACCAGCAATGTTGGTATCGCCTTGCCCGACCACAAACTTAACATTCTTGATGAACGCTTGATCCTCTAACAACAGTTTGGCAAATAACTTATGGTTCGGGTTTTTATCTGACTCCGCGATCTTTCCAAGAGCAGACACAACACTGTCTGAGTTTCCACTTTCCAATCCAAGGTCTGCAATAACAACGTCGTTCGCTTGCGCGATGCCACGTCTCTGAGCTTCCGATAACAGAGAAACAGAAAGGCGAGTTCGGAGTGCGCCATCAAGGGCGACCATAGTATTTAATGCTTCAGTCGAGTCTATAGTATCTCCCGTAATCTCAGCAAACAATGACTGGAACTCTTCAACGGCGGGTTTGTTTATTTGACTGACTCCTCTAGGACGACCAGCAAATCGTGAAACGATAAGGGCGTTTCTAAGATCAATACCTCTGGAAGATCCAGACTCTAATCCCGATACAAAACTATTAACTGACTTACGGACCCGACCGTTACTGGAAACCATCCATGACGACATGACCCCAAAAAGATCTTTGGGGCTGAGGCTTTTGACGACTTCCGCCACCTCGTTTGAACCATCAAACACATTGTTCAAAACGAACTCATCAACAGATCGACGTAGGGTCTGGTCTTTATTGATAGCATCGATAGCATTATCAATAGAACTAGACATTACGTTAGCGATCACTTCAGGCTCTGCAAGTGTGCCGTCTGGCTCTCTCCCAAAATTACTGAAGTAATCATCAGACCTTCTGGAATCGGTATCGAGGTCTCCGTCTTGTGGTAATGTCAATGCAGCTACGTCTCTATACTTTCGGGATACGTAGTCTTTTTGAGCCTTAAAGTTATCCGCAGCTTTAGATAAAACCGATGTAAATGTTGGAGGCGCAGTCCCACTCAGTGCGGGGTTGTTCTCAACATTCTGCTCTATGAACACTTCAAGAATCTTGCTGCTGCTGTATTCTCCTGCCTTGTCAATAGTGACTAAGGGTAGGAGTCGGCTAGCGGCTGCATCTACTTTGAGATCCATCCGGTTTAGAAGTTTACCAACTTTATCGGTAGGGTCTTGAAGAATGTCCTGCTTCAACTCAAACATTCTTGCGTTGAATATAAATTGCCGGCGAGCAGCGTCCATAGCTTGTTTCTGAGCATCCGAGTCGGAAGGGTCGGTGAGAGGCTCCATACGAGAATGAGCTTCGACGTTTCTCTCCTCCCCAGTCTTATCCAATTCCTTACTAAATGAGGTTATGAATCTTTTGATTTCTGTTACGCTACTGAAGTCTTCCTCCGTAGTTGCGCCGTTCTCAATGTCAAACTTCTTAACTCCAGTAGGGAGATCAACTGCTTTAAATGGGATACTACCCAGTATAGTAGTCTTTGCGTTATTGTAGTAATACTTAGGTGGGGCTTCAACAGGAGTAACTTTAGATTCAAGAGCTGCTCCGTCCGCCGTAAGCCCTACGACATCCTTCACATAATTATTCTCATCGAGAAGAATCGAAGGGTTAACATTAGGAAATCCTTTTGGAACAAAGACAGGGACTTTGGCCCGAAGCATCTCAGCCACAACAACAGGATCGTTACCGAACTGACCGATGCCATACTCATCAACAAACCCAGTAACTTTACCAGTCTCGGTCTTTCCTGTCTGTGGGTTGAAGTGTGTTCGCACGGACACACTCTCAAAGCTTGACCCTGACACAGGTTTCTTTACTGCAACCGTAGGGTAAATTGTGTATACTGAAGAAGCGACGTAATCACTAAGAGCAAGTGGGTCAACATCTTCAGGAATCGGGATACCGTGCGTGTCAGAAGTAGTTAAATTAACTGGGTAACCTAGACTCGCTGATTCAACAACCTTCTTCTGGACAAAGGGGGCTAGATCTTCTTTTACAGGAACGTCGTCAAACTCAAGTGTGTTACTAGACTTTCGCCTAGCGTAACTCTTGGAGCTTGTGAAATCACCACTTCGGTAATCCGCGTTGTGGGTCGTGACTTTCTGGCTTAGTGTCTCTAAAACATTCTCAGAGTTTGGTCCTACTTTTACAGTAGCGAGAGTGCGTTGGAGGTCAGTGAAATCAATATCGACTCCCGCTTGAGCTTCTTTTCCTTGTTCTAATGACAGAGGGGAACCTTTGTCTGCAACGACTCCAATGTGTTCTGTGTTAAGGACAGAAGCTTCTACGAATTGTGCTGAAAACTTTTTAGCTTTCTTATTCTTTACGTTACCAAATTGGAAGTTTACTTCAGCTCTACTGACATCTGCGACTCTCTCTAAGAGAGTTGCACCTGCGGTAGTTTGCGATCCTGATACAGAATCTTGGGCTAAGTCTTCTGCTGATTCCAGCTTAATCTCGACTGGAGCTTTAGGTTGGGTCTTGTCTGTAAGTTCAGCTATCCTGTTATCTAGATCTGCCAGTAATGCTTGCTTGGTAGCAAGCTGTTCTTCATCTCTAACTTCAGCATTCTCTAATTCTTCTAGTGCTTGCGCCTCCGCAATCCTTTCTTGCTCCACTTCACTCAGCGCAGCTTGATCATTAAGTATTGTTTGATCCTCTTCTGTTGTCTCTGTCGGTAAAGGAGGAGGTTGGATCTTGGTTCTTTTCCGCTCTCCAATCTGTCTTAGGACTTCATTGGCAGTTGTCGGACTCCCATTCTTTGTTAAGTTGTCTGCAACATCTTGGTAGAATTGACCTCTAAGACGTACGCTCTGGTCGGCTACGTCCATTGGGGTAACTTTGAGTTTTCTTGCAGCCGCTTGAACTGTTGGGACTCCCGCACCTAAGATACCACCAACCATAGCGGCGTGCATAGTCTGCTGCCACCTCTCAAGAATAGGTGTGTCTTTGTTAAGAGCTACATCTTCAACGAACGAGGATACAAGCTGGTCAAGACCTTCTTCTAGACCTTCGTCAACAGCGTTCTTTGCGATTTTACCGCTAGTGCGTAAGAACTGTGCGCTGTGCTTTTTAAGAGAATCTGCTAAGACAGTCTTCATTGCTCCTGACATAGCTTTATTAGTAATAGCTCCAGTGTTAGCAACAGCTTCTAAAACTTCTTTAGCTTCTTTGAAGCTCATACCTTTTAATAAGGCGTCTTCAACACCGCCCCTACCGATTGCACTAAACGCAGAGGTGATTAAACCAGTTACAGCACCCGTAGTCATAGCAAAACCTAAGGCTCTGTCGTGGATGTCTTCTTCGGGAAGGTCGGGGTTGCTTTCTTTAAGTTGGGTGTAAAGCGTCCCGTAACTCATGGCAGTAGAACGAGATGCTGCGGGGACAAATGTTCCTACAGCTAAACCCATTTTTCTCGCGACTACACTATTGTAAGCTTCCAAGGCTTCAATAGTCTTTTCTCTTGCCGCTGTTCCTGCTCCTGATTCTGCTACTTCTTTTATAAGATCCAGTTTAACAGCCCTGTCAGCTACCTTTTTTAAGGCTACGTCACCAGTAGCTCTAAGCATATTACTGGTCATACCCTTAACCATACCCCTAGCGGTTAACTTAGCTCCTGACTTAGCAGTTAAGTATGCCACACCACCAGCTCCTGCGGTAGCTGTAGAAAGTAAAAAGGTAGCACCAATATCAACAATCATTGGGGCCACGGCTTCCATGACATCTTGTCCGACGCCGTACTCAGCACCAAACATAGCGGCAACTTGCCGACGATTAGCTTGCTGCTTACTCATCTCAACAAGACCTTCCTTACCCCAATCAGAGCCAAATACTGTAGGGGCTAAATAAACTAGGCTTGATACGGCGTCCCATACAGAAGCGGCGATGCCTTTAGCTCTAGCAGCCACTTCGCTAAATACTTCTTCATTAGCGGTGAACTCTTTAAGAATAGTGGCGTCTCCTTTACCTTCCTGACGGCCAGTCAAGAGAGCTTCGGACCACTCATCAGCGTAACTAGAATCTTCAAGAACTTTATTGTAATTACCGAATTGATCAGCAAGAATCTCGTCCTGAGCCTCTACGAATCTTTTCTTAGTCTCTTCAGATAATTCAGGGTGAGCTGCTAAGGTCTTTGCAAAAAGCTCATCATTAACAAAAACTGCGGGGTTGATTTGTGGCCCCAGCTTTGTGTTCCTCAAATTCTGCCCTGCTTCTGTTGCGTCTTGCCTGAGTGCGAATGAACCCCCAGCAAAACCGGAGCTTACCACTAAAGCTTCATAAGCGTCACGAACATCTGAAGGCTTATAATTAGCACCACTGTTGTTCAACTGCTCTGTGATATACTCAACAGCCGAATCAAAACTACTATGGCTAGCCAACCACACTCTTTTTCGCCGAGCATCTACTTCATCGTCAGCAACTCCTATACCAGCTAACAGATCTGACACACCTTTACCTATTGACTTACTTACAGACTCTGCCGCTGAGTCATCTTCACGAGCTAGTTGACGTGCGTGTCCAGCGATATGCTCAGAAACAAAGGCATCATCCTGAGATAACTCTTCAATACTCTTTGAGATCTCACTCAGTTTCTTGAACTGGTAAACAGACACACCAGTATCTGGAATAGGGCGAAGTTGAGATTCGATTTCTGAAACATTCTCATACGAAACATCCCCAAGCTGTGAAGCCTTAACTGCTTTCGCAAGAGACATCTCACTGGCGGTATCACTAATCAAAAGCTTTTGATTACCGTCTTCATCCATCACATAAGCAAAAGGAAGTTGATTTGTGTTAATGAGATCTTCTTTGGTCTCATTAAAACGCCTTTCGACAATCTCTTCAGCTTGAAACATCAAGGAAGCAACTTTCCCCTTATACTCTTCCGTTACGTCTTCTTGCTCTGAGATAACTTCCTCACCAGCCATGTAATCCAATATCACCTGACGATCAGGATCATCACCTGAAAGACTAGAGAAGACGACGTTCATCTTACTCTGCGTATCAGCTCCTTTGGGAGCAAGAGTCTTCTCTATAGTATCCTCATCCATCCCCGAAATCGTGGACAGACCTTGACGCAGCCCCATCTGAATTTCGGCTTCAGACTTAGCGTCGTAGGAATCCCCTAAAGATCCACGCATAAAGTCCGCGTAGCTTAGAAAGCTTTGAGGATCGTCATCAGCTACATCGTTTTGAGTAGACCATTCAGAGAATGATTTAATTTGTTTCGGGGCTTCAGTCTCTTCAAAGAGACTCTTTTCAAATTCGGTAATAGGCAAATCAGGCATAGCTGAAGAGGTTTGGGATGTAGTTGATGATAGTAGTTAGATTATCGAGCAGAGTCAGGAATAAATTTACTGGAAAGACTAGGTTTTTGTTCTGTTGCCCTAGATGCTAAAACAGGGTTGGCCATAGAAGAAGCTCTCCTTAAAACAGCACGGTATAGATCTTTATCGGGGAAATTAGCTCGACTTAAAGAGCCGCTTGACTCAATCCGCATCCGATCTTGTGGTGGGAGTAGTTGTAAATAGCTCGTTTCTAACTGGGTGCGCTCTCTATCGCCGAATGTAAGTTCTTGAATACTAATCTTATCAGCAGAATTCATAGCTTCAATCCCTGCTGCTGACAAAGTTCCTCCGGCAGTCAAGTCACTAGCAACCTCAGCAGGAGACATGTCGATGACATTTTTAAGGATAGACTCAGCCTCACTTTGTTGAGCCTTTAGGTATTCTTTCTGCTGCTCAAATTGGAAATCAGAAAGCTCTTTTTGTGTTTTAGCAAAACCTTTTTGTTTAGCTGCTTTCGCTATTTCCAAAGATATTTCATCTGAAGAGGATATATACCCATCAAGATTAGCTAGCTGCGCTATTTTCTCAGGAGAAACTCCTGAGACTGCTGCTTGATAAATTTTACCTGCGTCACGTTCACGCATCTTACTCTGGTTATCAATGGAGCGAGTAGCCGAATTAAATAAGTTGGTAACCAAAGGGGAGAATTGTGATACAGACGCATACTTTAGCTGTAACTGTGCTAAATCTCGCTGCTGTGAGAAATTATCTTTAGATGGGTCATTAGAAATATTCGATATGCTCTCGATTACGTCTGGAATCTTTTCTAGTGCCTCATTTTCACGACGCGCTGTTTTACGCGCTCTACGTAGCTGAAACTTCTGTTGTTTAAAAGCTAACTCTTGTTGCTGCAAAGCCATTGACTGCTGCTGCATCTTCATTGTCTGCATTTGCATAGGCATCAAAACCTCTTGGCGATACTTCATAGCAGCATCAAAACTCCTTTCTCCAGCAAGCATAGGAAAATACTGCTGGCGGAGCGGTGCGATGTCTTGGTTGTAATCGATAGCCATTTTAATCTTAAAGGTTTATTATAGTTTCACTCTTTCAGGAAAGTTGGGGTTCGACCGTCGGTCTCCCTTCCTGTTAACACCAAACCGTTTTTTGTTTGGTGTTTTATCTAAAGGAGATTCATATTTCTCCACCATTTTTGGCTGTTGAATCGAGTCGTTTGATTTTGGCTTCCCCACCCCCATCGCGTCAAACATGTTTTTTGAACCAGCCATTAGTTTATCTTGTTTCTGAGCTTCTCGACTTGTTAAAATTTTCTGGAACATTCTCTGCCCGCGACCAGCAGGAGTATCAATAGCAGGTTCTCCCATACGGACCATCTCGCCAGCTAAACGCATACGAGCTGCTCCTTCTCTATCCCCATCACGAGCGAGGCTACGAGCGGCTCTACGAAACTTACCACTAGCAGGCCCAATAGAACGAGAAGGTTTTAGAAGGGACGACCCACTACCTAATTCGTAGTTAGGGTCTTGCATAGCAGCTAAAGCATCTAGTCCAGACCCAAACTCTTTTTTGAACATGACATTCTGAGTAGCTTCTTCTGGAGACGAAGCTAGATCTGTCGCAGGTTGGCCTGTCGCAGGTTGGCCTGTCGCAGGTTGGCCTGTCGCAGGTTGGCCTGTCGCAGGTTGGTCAAACAGCCCTGTCCCTTTTTTAGGTTTTTTAAAAGAGAACGTAGAACCACGCTCGCGGATACCTTCTTTCTCCATGAAAGAACTGAACTGATCTTCAGAAACTCCGGCCTTCGTTGCTCTTTGTCGTGCTTCTTTAAGGAGATCAGCGGTCAAAGCACCTCGTTTCGATAAGTCTCCGAGACCGGAAGCAATACCTCTGCGAGCAGCTAACTGGTCGTTAGCTTTTGGGGCGGGGCCAACCTCAGGTGTATCGGGCTTTGCGGACCCACCTGCTAAATCGTAGGTTTCAGGATCGACTGTAGAACCATAGCCAGCGGTAGTCCCAGCCATGTCTCTCATATCAGGTTCTATATCAGAGTCTGTTGCAGGTGTTTTAATACCTCTTTTAGCAAGACGTTCAGCCCTCTCAGAAGTTGGGTCTTTTCGTTGTTTTTCTTTAAGAAATTGAAAGTAATCTTTTTTAGCCATGATCACCAAAGTTTTTTACACGCCCAATAGCGTGCTGTTGTTTTATCTTTTGCTGTTTTGCAATTGTGTCTGGCTCTGAAGTTTGCCCGACGCTTAGGGTTCTTGTGTTTTGTGAAATCACTGTAATCTCGGTGGCCGTAGCCGACCTTTTTAATTTTATCGCCTTCTTTACCTAATACGACGAATTTCTTCTTCGATCCTTTAGGGGCGCGTTTAGGCTTATTAAAGCCAGCGAACGTCTCGCCGTGGTATTGGATACGGCCAGATGGGAGCCGCTTGAATCTTTTATTCGCCACGCGGCATAATCTACCAGAATACAACGAAACTGTCAACGGAAGGGAATTTCGGATATGCGACTAAAAAACTTTTATCCTAGACCTTTAGTACTATATAAAATATTATATAGTACTAAGAGCCGGAGAGAAAAGTTTTTTAGCTTAGTAAGCTGGTATCGGGATTGTTGAGTGCGCCACTAAGAGTTTTAATCGTAACCTGTTTCCTGTATCCCGAACCCTTTTCGTCTTTCGGTGGGTCAATAGCCACGAGTCCTAGACGTTGACGAGCGCAATCGAGCGCAAGGAATGCGGCGTCCGCTAAGTCAGGACTACGACCGAACCGAGCCTTGAACTCCGGTTTCGATTCGATTTTCACTCTGAGCGTGCCTGTTCCTTTAGTCATATCGTAGTTTCTGGCGCACATTTCCTTAGCTAAATCAGAACCCACTCCGTAGATCTGTTGTGTCCGAAGCAGTTCTTTGCCGACGAACCAGAGTTCTGACACACGATTTGTGTAAAGTTCTGCTCCGGTAAGTTGGCTATTCATGCTGACTCTCTTGTCGGAAGCTTTTCCGCCAAAGGTAACGCGCATGAACGAACTCTCCCATTCGCCAGCCAGAACGTCGCAGAAGGGCGCACCTGCTCCGGTCGAGTCGAGAGCCACATTGTTAGCAGAGATATCCCTACGTTTGCAGTGATCGATAATTTGGTGGACAATCTGGTAGGTGCGGGGAACCGCCTTGTTTGTGGCGTCGTCATTGAGATGTATAGCTTCTCCTAACTTGCAGACGTATTGGCCGTTTCGAGCGTAGCCGACTTCTGCTGTATACATAATGGTTCTGTCACCGCCGTTAGTGAACGCCGGATCGATTCCGGCAACGACGGTCGGCTTGTCTGCCCAATCGACCTCGCCCATCGCCCCACCTTTGATAAGCTCTGCTTCTGAGTAGATTCCGGTTGTTTCGTCGGAGTCGAAGAATACGGCGCGAACCATTCGCATGTATCCTCTGGATTCCGGCCCCAATAACGCCCTATCCTCTGCCAGCTTCTCGGCTGTCGGCAGCCAAGGAAACTTAACTTCTCCTAGCGTAATATTAGGACTGCGCTCCCCATCGAGTCGGAGGTAGTGGCCTTTCCATTTCGTGGTCCACCTGTCAGCGGTCTGCGTGTCTATGGACTCCCAGCCTTTCTTAGGCTCTGACCACACGCCGAAAGCATCGAAGCGGCTGTTTGGGTTAGACATTCCGATCATCTGGAAGAATGGGTTCTTAGATAGGTTAGTCAGGCCAGCCTGCAAGATACTTTCAGAAAGTTCTGAAAGTTCATCACCAATCATAATTACCCGCTTTTGCTTAATCCCGATGAATTTGCCGATTGCCTCTCGTGTCTTCGACTTCTCCGCCGCAATCAGAGATAATCCGGCCCGTTCGATAAGCGTGCCGTTCTCATCTACATAAGCGGCGTTGCCGATTGAATCCCGTATCTTGATTGGCGCACCATCGATCACCGATAACAAAGACATAACTGAACCCCATATCCTTTTTCGTGCTTCCCGTAACGTAGTTGAGGTCATCAGGACCAGTGTATCGCGTGGCTGGCAGAGCCATTGGACGATCCCCCATGCCGCCATCGTGTGTGACTTACCGGATGAAGCAGAGCCACCAATCGCTAGATACTTATGTTTGATGGCTGACCGAATCATTTGCTCTGCCCAAAGATGGCGAACCATCATAGGTTCTGGTAGCTCTTCCCTATTCCAAAGTTCGTCGCAGACTCGCCAGAAGTAAAACTCTTTGGCCTTGTCGTTGGGGTGATGAGCGAAGCCGTATAATAGAGAGGTCAGTAGACTTGTCGGTGGGATTATCAGTCCCCCTACGTCCATCTGCTTAGATTGTGGGTCGATGCGTGGCTCTAGAACGCGCTTGCGCTTGTCTGCTTCTGAGGGCATAATTAAATCGATGTCTGAAAAACCTGTAAGAGAGTGCGAGGCTGAAGCCTTGCGCCTTAACAAAGAAGGTTACAGTAATAGTGCGATTGGTCAACACATTGGGGTCCACCGCAATACAATACGTAAGTGGTTAAAGAAACACGGAGTTGCCGCAAAGATGAACGGGGACGTGGTAGAGGGTAAGGTTCTCGACAACCTGATACACAATACGGACATCAAAGAAGAACACCTGAAGCCCGACGTAGACAAGGATCAGCTCAAAGAGGATGTTGAAGAACACTTCAATGAGACGATGAGTTCAGCTATTGTCGAAGAGCGGTTCCGTGCATCTAAACAAGAGGACGTTACCCTCAACGAGATAGCGGAAGCGCAGAACTCTCCGGCTGATAAATATCAGCACTACATCGCAGCAGCCGGAATTAAGTTGTTGCGGGACTCTATAAAGACTTTACGTGGGCCGAGAACGATTCGTGAGATGTCAGAACTCGATCAGCTCATTAGGCGTAACTTAGGTCTTAACGCCAAGACTGGAGGGGGGGCTAGCAAGATGCAGATTGATATTTCTATCCTGAATAACTCTAAAGCAGACAAAGGCGGAGGCGCAATCAAACAGAAAAAAACGATTGACGCGGATACCGGAAACGAGATTTAATAGCATTACAATGTTCCAAGATCGTGAACCAGAGGTTGGTCCCAAATTCATTACCCGAATTGATGAAGGAGCGGATTTCCGTTTCCCTGTCGATACCGCTGACGGTCTTTGGTACCGCGTGAAGCCATCAACGGCCCGCGAAGTATTATACTTGCAGTCTCTGCCGAAAGGAATCAGGATTCTCGTTCCTGCTGAAGGCGATGGCCTACTAGTCAGAGGAGACTCTATACCCGTAAAATAATGAAACCCGAAACCCTATTCCGTCTTCACGAAGAGACGTGTAAGAAAACGCTCAACATTATGCGGGCAAAGAACAGCGACTACTGCGGTGGTGCTGGAACCGTAGATGCTCTTGCGAACTTCAAGTCTGCTAAATCACTTGGCCTCCATCCGGTTACCGGACTCCTGTTAAGGATGCAGGATAAACTGATGCGGATTAAGTCGTTCGTTAACGACGGTGAGTTAAAGGTAGCAGGTGAGTCAGTAGATGACGCCTGTGAAGATCTCGTGAACTATTCGATTCTCGCGAAAGCCTTACTCTCTGAGGAGCGTGAGTGTGGCACTTGCAGCAATCCGGTATCTGGTGGTGAATGCGACAATTTGTATTGTCCTGAGAAATGATCGTCGGCATCGACAACGGATTAGATGGCGGACTTTGTGCAATATCTAAATTTGATGGTAGCCTCATTGATAAGATTAGGATGCCGACTCTTCAGATGTCGAAGAAGAAAGAAATCGATATCCGTAAAGTTCATCAGTGGATAATGGACTTGAATACGCCTTTTATTTTTGCGGTAGAAGAACCGCTTGCACACGCGAAGAGCAGCCAAGCTGTGCGGTCAATGGCGATCTCATTCGGTAAGTTAGTCGGGATGGCTGAGTCCCATGATTACGAAAACATAATGCGCGTGTCCGTTCACAAGTGGCAGAAGGTCATGTTGGGCAGAGTTCCTAAAGGTAGGACTAAAGAAGTTGCCTTGGAACTAGCAAACCAGTTAGAGCCATCGGAGAACTGGCTAGCTAATAAAAGATGCCGAACTCCTCATGACGGTATGATCGACGCCTACCTTATCGCTCGATATATTTGGGGTAGTAGAAAAAGTTGAACTTTTTCTGGACATAGCTAGTCGTTTCAATTATTTGTCTGTGTATAGACAATAAATGAAGACATTATATCCAAAGCAGCGAGAGGCTTTTGACTTCTTTCTAGCAAAACATAGATTAGATTTGAACTCACTCGACACTAGCCATGTCGGGACTGGTAAGACGGTGGTAGCCGCCCATCTAGCTAAGACCTTAAATAGACCTGTTGCAGTCCTCTGCCCTAAATCAGTTATCCCGTCATGGGAGCGTGAACTCAAGGAGACTGGAATCGAGCCACTGTTCGTTCTCAACTACGAGAAGATCCGAACTGGTAAAACAGAGTGGATGTCGAAGCGGGGCAAGAAGATCATGACGTGGCACTTGCCAGAAGACACACTAGTGCTAGTCGATGAGGTCCATAAGTGTAAAGGGCCGTATACACAGAACGCTCAGCTTCTCGTGTCTCTCGTTACACAAGGCTATTCAATTCATGCGATGTCCGCTACTGCTGCGGAAGACCCAACTGAGATGAGGCCAATCGGATACGCATTAGGGTTACATAATCTTAACAAAGCATCAGATGGTCTCAAGAGTTGGTTCAGTTGGATGATGCAATACGGCTGTTTACAAAACCAGTGGAACGCATGGGAGCTGCGCCGTAAAACCAAACTCAGTGATCTCAATAAGGTTATGTATGGGAAGAATGTTAAGCGTCTCACAGTGGATGACTTTCCTGACTCGTTCAAAGAGAACCGAGTTTTTATTGAGCCGATAGCTTTTGGTTCCGCTACTAAGATCGCTAAGGCTTATAAAGATCTTGGCATCACTCCAGAGATCATCACTAGTCTTCTAGAGAACGGAACTGTCGAAGACAGTGATTGGGTTCTCGTTAATTTGTTACGCGCTCGCCAGCTAGCGGAGTCGCTCAAAGCTAAAGACATGGCTGATATGGCTAAGGATTTCGTAGAGCAAGGTCATAGCGTTGTATTGTTTGTAAATTTCACAGATACTGTAGATACCCTCTGTGAACTACTAGAATGTAAGTGCATTAAAGGAGGACAGAAAGTCGAGGACAGGCAGGACATCATCGATGCTTTTCAAAGGGACGAAGAACACGTCCTAGTTATTAATACTGCGGCTGGTGGAACCGGAATCTCTCTACACGACATCAACGGAGACCGCCAACGGATCTCGTTGATCTCGCCTACCTTTAACGTCAAGGATCACCTACAAGCGTTAGGGCGCATCCACCGCAACGGAGCAAAGAGTGATGCCATCCAGAAGATTCTGGTTGCAAGCGATTCGATAGAAGAACATGTTATGCGTGTTGTTGAGCAGAAGTCTGAAAACCTAAATACTCTACACCAATGAAAACAGAAAAATACCTAACCCCCAAAGAACAGATGGAAGTTAAGTTGCTTCGTCACGAGATCGATATGCTTAGTAAAGCGATTAGTCGGATTGTTAGTAGGCGGGACGAACTAACGAAGAAAGTCGAGGACATCGTAAGCCAGATAGAAAAATAATCATGACACAATTAAAAAATATTGCGGTGTCCGTAGCACACCTGTTGGAAGCGGGTATCACCCAAACAGAGCGTCTTTCAATGCTCGCGTATATCGCATCTAAGGACGGAGTCGATACGGGAGAAGTTGGTAAAGCCTTTAAGTCTTCTCGCGCTAAAATTTATGGGGCGATGACCGCGTTGCAAAAAATAAACCTGACCCGACAAGAACTCAGAGTCGAAATGGAAGATGGCGTCAAAAATAAAGTCGGTTACTGGCACGCCACTCCTTACGCTAAGGACGTATTGAGTAACTTCTATAGCTCACTTCAAATTAACCACTAAAACTGAAATATAATGAAAATAACGGGATACGCAAATATAGATAGCGGAGCTGAGACTGCCGGATTAAGGGCATTTAAAAGAAACGCTGATTGGGAGTCCGCCATAAAAAATTGGGAGGCTCAAAAGAAAAATAGCTTGTGGATTAAAGCGGCTCTTAAATCTTTCCGACGCTTTGGGGGCGTTGTCCCCGATAAAGAACTCGATCGCCGAGCTGTTAAAAAGAAATTAACGATGTGCGACTTCTTATAAAAACTCTAAACAAAAAAATGAAACACGTTAATACATTAAGAAAATACGCAGGTCACACTAGGTCATCTAATGACCGAATTACATCCTCTGAAGCCAAACACCTCTATACAGGTAAGTATGCTAAAGGAAACCAAACAAACAAAAAGAAACGTAGAAAAAAGTAAAATTATGAAAACACAAAATAACGATACTCCAATGGCATTCGACGACGGAGGTATGACCTTGAAAGCTTATTTCGCTGGTCAGGCTTTAGCCGGAATACTAGCCCGAAATAACGGCTTCATTCTCTCAGATGAGGTTCATCGAGAAGATGTAGCTAGCACAGTATGGTTGATAGCAGACGCTATGATCGAAGACCGTTACGCTACCTCCGACATTTAGTATGAGTAACCAACCGGACCATCAAAGCAGGGGCCACGCGGAGTTCTCGCCATCTAGCCTGAAGTATGTAGCCGCTTGTGCGGGGTATCAGGGCCGTGATGGCACTTCGGCTGCTGCCGAGATGGGGACCAGAATTCACGAGGCTCTAGAAGTCTTCGATCCTTCTGCCCTGCACACCGAACAAGAGCATGAGATCTACGAAGAGATCGTAGAGATGGAGCAGGACTTCATGGCTAACTTCGGCGAGGTCTCAGAGGAATTAAACGAGATCCAAGTTGAGGTTGCCCTAGACGGAACCGAGACATGGGGAACCTGTGACCGATTTCTAATCCTTAAAGGCGATGACCGAGCCGTCATGGCCGACTACAAAACCGGAATCAGTATCATCGATCCGCCCGATAAGAACTGGCAAGCTAAGGCTTATACGACTGGAGCCTTCCAGAAGTATCCAAACATTCAAGAGATCGTCTTCGCGTTCTACGTGCCGCAACATAATGCGACCCTTCATCACACGTTTACGCGAGGCGATCTCCCTACTCTGGTCGAAGACCTTAGCCGTGTTATTACGGCAGGTGAAAAGATTCGACCGAAGTGGCAGTCTGGCACGCCAGAACTAGAGGAATGCACCCCAACTCAATATTGCCGATTCTGTAGACACGAAGATATTTGTCCCTCGTTAGGTGGACTCGTTATTAGCGTCGCTAAAAAACTAGACACCACGTTACCGGACATCGATCCTACTGACGTAGATAATCCGGCTAGACTCTCTGAGCTATTCAACATCGCGAAGATTGTTGAGAACTGGTCAGCGTCCATTAAACGTAAAACACTCGACGCCCTTAAAGACGGCGAGCAGCTTGATGGACTTAAACTACGCTCGATGGGGAGGACTCGAAAGATTTCTGACAATGCTACTTTTGTAAAAATTGCAAAAAAACATGGAATAGATCTCGACACGTTACTCGACCAAGTTAACATCCCGCTCGCCAAGGTTGCCAAAAAAGCGGGAGCCGATAGCAAACAACCTTTCCTCGACGAATGCGAAGATGCAGGAATCGTAGAAACATCCGACGAGCGACACTGTGTCGCGACTCAATAAACCAAACCAACAATAATTGATATTATGGCTAACACCAAAAAACAAGAAGTCGTTGCTGCCGAGATCAACACTGGTCTTTCCACCAACGTAAGCGGAATTGAAATCGACGTAGAAGACATCGAGATTCCACGTATTAATGTCTGTCAAAAGATGTCTCAGTCTGACGCTCCAGTCGGGTCGATCCTCTTCGACAAGACATATGAGATTGCCCCACCAGAGACTCCAGTTAAGACAATTACTGTCGCTGCCCAGAAGGGCTGGCGGGAGAACATCCCCTTCGATGAAGAGGATATTCCCCGCATTGCTTGGTCTAAATCTGAATCTGAGGCTATCGCAGCAGAATCAGAATGGGGTATGACTGAGTTTGCGGAGATCACTCTCCTCATGCGCCAGCCTGAAGGGAGTGGGAATGACGAAGCATTTCAGTTGCCTATCGGCGATCACAACTACGCATTAGGAAAGATCAACGTAGGTAAGAACGCGTATCGTTCAACCTACAAGCGTCTTGCAACGTTCGCCGCTCTTCAGTCTGGAATTCCTATTCATAGCAAAGTATGGAACTTCGTGTCTGAAGAACTTAGTAAAGGTAAATACACTTGGTTTAATCCGTCGCTTAGTGTGACTAAGGAAGAAGCTAACGCAGATGTCACCGCCTTTGTTAAAAACTTTCTCGGAGCTTAGTTATGACTGACGAAGAGAAAGAACAAAAAACCCGCGATCTCCTTCTCGAAGAGATCACGATGCTCGACGGCATGATCGCTGAAGTCGAGGATCAGCTCTCCCAAGTCGGAGCCAACTTGAGAAAGTTGAGGGTAGTTCGGGAAGCACTCCAGCATGTTACTGGTGAGCAGACTGAATTAGATTTGGACTCGTAATACTAGTAGTTAGAAAGCAAGCCCGCCGCAGAGTTTTCCAATTTTTTCTTTGCGGTGGGCTTTTTCTGCTCACAAATAAACTTATATGATTACATACGCATTAGATTTTGAAACCTACTACGACAAGCATTGCTCGATACGGAAGCTCGGCCCCTTAGGGTATTTTTCCCATTACGACTTCGATGCTTATATGGTGAGCGTCGTTGGTGATGATGGATACGAATGGGTTGGCCACCCTGAAAATTTTGACTGGCCAATGCTTAACGGCAATATTGTCCTGTCCCATAACGCATCATTTGATGAAACGCTTTACCTCTACGGCATCAACTATGGTTGGTGGCCTAAAGTAGAACCCGCCGAATGGCACTGCACTGCTGACATGGCTGCTGCTGTGGGTTTGCCACGATCATTGAAGAACTCAACTGCGGAAGCTTTCGACTTAGAGATCTCCAAATCTACCCGTGATAACATGTCAGGTAAGACGTGGACTGGTATGACTAAGGAGTTCCAGAAGGAAGTAGAAGAATACGCCATCAAGGACTCTGTTCTCTGCCTCCGTCTGTGGAAGGCTTATGAGGCCAAATGGTCTCAGTTTGAGCGAGACATCAGCGTCACTAACCGACGTATCGTCCAGAGAGGAATCCCGATTGATGTGGGTGCTTTACGTAAAGCGAAAGAGACAATCAATGAACTCATTTTTGAAACTGAAAAGGCGATTCCTTGGGCCGACGAAAAGCCCCTACTTAGCCGTAAAGCATTTGACGAGCATTGTATCGAGTTAGGCATTGAACCGCCTGCTTCTCTCGCTAAGACTGATGTTGATGCCCAGAGATGGATACTCGCACACGGCCACAAATACAAATGGATTGAGGCCGTAACGAACTGGCGTCGCATTAACACGATCAAGAAAAAACTCGAAAGTTTCGACCACGCTACCATGCCAGACAACCGATACTACGGGGGCATCATGTATTTTGGTGGACACACCGGACGCTTTAGTGGAAGCGGTGGGAACCTCAACCTCCAGAACTTGCCTAGAGAAGGTATGTTCGGAGTCAATATGCGTAATTTGATTACTGCTCCTGAAGGTAAGAAGCTAGTCGTTGTTGACCTCTCACAAATCGAAGTCCGCACTCTATGCTGGTTATCTGGCGACCGAGACACGATGGATGCTATCGAAGCATCCGATGACATTTACGAAGCGTTCGCAATCCAATTCGGCCTGTGGTCTGAAGATAAAGGAGTCCTGAAGAAGGAAGATGCCAAGCTGAGGCACAAAGTAAAGGCTCTCGTATTAGGCTGCGGCTACGGTGCAGGTGCTAAACGGTTTGCTGAGATGTATGATATGCCTCTGCAAGAAGCTCAAGACGCTGTCAATCTTTACCGGAGGAAGATCGCGAAGGTTCCCCGCTACTGGAAGAAACTGGACAAAGAAGTCGATAAAGCGTATAATGCTGGTCGCCTGTCTCTGACACTCCCGTCAGGAAGGTCGCTTAACTACGGAAATCTTCGCAAGACTCTGGCTCAAGGACGAGTTCAGTTTGTCTCCAGTATTAACCGAAATGGTCAGAAACGCATCATGAAACTATGGGGTGGAGTCCTCGCTGAGAATCTCTCGCAGGCTTTGGCCAGAGATATTTTTAGTTTCATGATGTTAGAGATCGACAAGGCAGGCATAAATATTATCTTCCACGTTCATGATGAAGTAATCTGCGAGTGTGATGAAGATAAAGCTGAAGAAACCCTACAAAAAATTACCCAAATTATGTCCACTCCTCCTGAGTGGATTAGCGATATTCCTCTGGATGCAGAGGGAGAAATTCTAACCCAATACCAAAAATAATGACCTACAGATATTTGCGTAACCTACGCGACAGTAAAGCCCAGAAAGCTAATGCCCTCAATAACCTGAAGCTAGCTAAACCAAACTTTAAGAATAAAGCAGACTACCGAGAATGGTGTAGCAATAGTAATACTGATCATGTATTCTATTCTTGTGTCGAAGGGCGTGCGCCTTCTAAAAGAGTCAGCAACGACAACCCTGTCCACAAGATTCACGGAGTAGTAGCCGATTACGATGCGCCCGTTGATTGGAAATCTTTTCAGAATAAACTAGCGAATGCCTGTGCCTCTATTCCGACTCCTACATGGGCCAGCCGAACCCAAAGTGGTTACCTACGACTGGTTTGGGAATTTGAAGCTGTTATACCAATCGATCCATCTATGTATGACTCGTTTATGGGCTACATAAACAAGGCTTTGAAGATGGATAAGTTGTTCGCTGGATTTGATAAGACTTCGCTAAAACCTAATCAATATTTTGAGTTAGGTGAAGATTGGATTAAAACCGGAAACGAGACCCCAACAGGCATAGTCCACGCCTGCCTATCGAAAGCTGTATCTTCTAAGCCGCCAGAGTCTTCTGACACATCAATTCCTTTAGATGTGGTTTGTTCTGAAGTCGAATCCCGATTCCCGAATCGGTGGTTCGGTGAATTTGAAGTAGGAGCCAGAGGACCACTGTTCTGGATTGATGACGGTATTGACCGTGATGGTTGTCAGATTGTAGAAGATGGTATCGTCTGTTATTCAGACAGAGCTGGCAAAGGATTCATGAGTTGGTCAGAAATCTTTGGTAGTTCATTCGTCAAAGACTATGAGACCAAGAAGCTGGCTAACCTCCTCGACGAATACTGGTTTAATGGTAAGACCTTCTTCAAGCTTCTGTATGGTAACGCTGTTTCAATACCGAAGGAACAACTTCTTCTTGAGCTGCGTCAGGCGGGCTTCTCTGTCAGAGTAAGAAGAGGGAGAGCAATCAGTGAAGTAGAAGAAGCTCTTCTGACAGTCAGTAACAACAACCGGATTGACGAGATCGCTCCTGTCGTGTTCTCAAAAGAACGCATTGTATCATATAACGCTAGCCGGATTCTTAACTGCTCTAACCTAGTTCCGGTTGACCCTGACTCCGACGGCGACCCGTCAAAGTGGCCGTTCCTCCATCATTGGTTGAATCAGCTATTTGTGGATAGCTCAAAGAACTCGGCCTTAGATTATTTTTACTCGTGGATGCAGCGTTTCTACACTGCGGTTTTGGATAGGGTTCCCTTACAGGGACAAGCTCTGCTGCTGGTCGGGCCGACAGGTCGCGGCAAGTCGCTATTGTCGAACAAAATTATCAGCGGTCTCGTAGGGGGTTTCTCTGATGCGTCTGATTATCTGTCAGGTCAGACGAAGTTTAACAAAGACTTAGGTCGTGTCGCCTCATGGGTTATTGACGATACGACCTCAGCAGCTAGCTTCCAAGACCAGAGACGTGCGACTGAACTGCTCAAGCGTGCGGTAGCCAATCCTAGAGTCGAGTATATGGCTAAGTATGCGGACGCCATGTCGATTCCTTGGACAGGGCGAGTTATCTTGTCTCTGAACATGGACGCCAACTCGTTGTCAGTGATTCCTTCTCTGGATACCAGTAATCGAGATAAGCTCATGGCCTTGTTGATCAGCGATAAGTCTACCAATAGTTTTCCTGATAACGCGCAGCTTGAGGCTACCATCGAACAAGAGCTACCGCACTTCGGTAGGTTCCTACTCGACTGGGAGGTTCCCCAAGGAGTAAAGGATGTTGGTCGGTTCGGAGTTAAGTCATACATCGAACCTACCATCGCAGACGCCGCGTATGATAACAGCAGCCGTAGCTCGATTGCAGAGTTGGTTGAATTCTTCGCCAAGCGTTGCCGTGAAGTTTACCCTGACTTAGATATATGGAGCGGGACTCTTACTGAGTTTCAGGTGACCCTCCACGAGTTAAACAACGGACGTGACGTAGGTTCTTCCCGTAATTTGGAGTTCTGTCGAAGAGGGATGATAACTCTTGAAGAAGCAAGTCGGGTCAATAACAAGATCCGTCCTGTTATTTCTCAAGGACAAGGTGGGGGTAAATTGTGGAGCATTGACCTGAGTGAGATTTACGATATAGGTTATAAAGCGGATGACAAACGAAGATCTTCAGATCAGGAGGCAGGAACTTTGCGGTGAGTTTTGGATGGAACTTCGGCAGATTCTAGAACAAATTGGAGGTGACCCATCTGTTATAGATGCTTACTTAGATGCCCCTCTCAGTGAGTTTGTAGATTTCGTAGCTCCGAATGGTATAAGGCCCGTCTATAGAAAGGCGGGCCACATCCACCATAATTGCCTACCTCCGGAGGAGAAGTGACTCGAACGCATCAGGCCGACGAGTTCTCTTAATCTCGATGTTGTAGCCGTCAGCTTTAAAACGAAATCCGTCTGCGTCACGCTCGCCTCTCTCGTTGAATCGTTTCTTGTGTATAATAGACTTCTTAGGGGACCAGCCACAGAGCCATACCTTCCGTAGACCTTTGTGAACGCGCATAAAGAAGTATACGTCGGCTTCAAACTTACTAAACTTAGTCCTGACAACAGAAGCATTGTAGTTTAGTTTAGGTGGGGTGTTGCAACTCTTAGCCTTAACGTCAACCTTAAGACCTTTATATTCGTAATCGTGGGTGTAGGACTTGTCCCCTACGTAGTCGAACTGCTTAAAGGTTTTCTCAAAAGCGACTTCACCTAAGAAGCCAGTCATGTTTCCTTTTCCATTAGTGAACGATGTCCTGAGATTGCCTAAAGCGTCGGACCTTCGGCACGCCTCAGCGACATCTTCTGGTGTAGGTATGTAGAGTATGAATCGACTCAAAATTTATTTGGTTAAGCATCAAACTCAAGTTTGATTGCTCTAGATGTCCCAGCTAACCCTAAATAAACGTTGCTACCTTTAACTAAGGCTGCCGTCGAGTATCCGGTTCCAAGGCTCATTATGCCAGAACCTTCTTTAGCTGTGGGTTTCCCATCCATGAAGTCATGCTCGTAATCTTTCCACTGAAACTCAAGCGTGGTTGGGTTAATCCGAAAACATTTCGTATCTGCCCAGAAAGCACTATACAACCAACCATCAGGCCCAAGATAACCTTGAAAATTTTTGTTCTTATTAGCAACCGAGAGGTAATCTTCGGGTAGTTTAAACTCTTGATAGGTATCGTCTTCACAGTTGATTACGAGAAACATTTTACCTTGGCGTGGTAAACAGAATATTTTATTCACTGCCTCAACATAAGTAGCGCCTACATACTTTACCGAGAATCCAGACACTCCCGACGTAACGGGCGGGCCATCTAAGTATTTAAAAACTCCGTCTTTATCGATCTTAGCAACACTTGTTCCCAACGCTGGGGGCATGTATACCTCTTTTTTCTTATCAGTAGCCGCTCCCCAAATGTGGTTAAACATTGTAAACCTATTTGGTTTAGGTGGGGTAAATGAAGATACTTGTTTTGTCTTAGTATCATAGGTAAACATCTGTAGCGTCTTGGTGTAAGACGGCATATAGATGATTCCGTTGTTGCCTTCTGCTCCTGATCTTACTTGAGGACTCATCCTGAATTTCTTTTCTAGAGAAATCAGTCCAATTTTTCTGTTTAGTTTTGCTATTGCACTTGCGTAAGCTGGTAGAAAGTAAGTGTATCCGTCGGATGCTTCGACATTACCAATGAATCCCCTGTATCCCGAAGCCTGTCTCTCGATTCGATCAGCCGCAGTATCGGTTTTAATATGCACGTCTGACTTATAGCCCAATGAATGGATTGTGCCGTCATCGCCAAGAGCCATCGTGCGCGTCTTAGTTAAGTTTCCTTTGAACTCGCCTTCTAGATACTTAAAGCGAGGCCAAGGTGTAGAGCTAAAACTAGAACTAGAACTAGAACTAGAACTAGAGCTAGAGCTAGAGCTAGAGCTAGAGCTAGAACTAGAACTAGAACTAGAACTAGAGCTAGAGCTAGAGCTAGAGCTAGAGCTAGAGCTAGAACTTTGTTCCCTAAGATTTTTTAAAATCTCTTGGAGAAGTTTAATTATTTTTTCTAACGTCTGATAGATCATTTCTTACGTGCCTTTTTAAGGGTGCTGCTTTTACTCCGGTAGCGTGCAGTTTTATCTGCGATCTTCTTAGGCTGCTTAACAAACTGTTTACCGGCCTTCATACCCTTACGTTTCTTGCGACTGGTTTGGGCATACTCTTCGTCGGTTAAAGCTTCACGCGCAGCCTTCGGCAAATACCGCTCACCTGTCTTCAGTGAAGGCTTACCAGACTTGGTTCCCCATTTCTTTCCTGTCCAGTTGTCGAGAGATCTCTGTGAAGCTTTCTTAGGCATTAGTAACCGGAGCGTTTGCGGATGATTTTTTTAGCCTTCTTCTTAGTAGAAGACTTAGTCGATGGTTTACTTGCTGGCTTTGCGTGTCCGTATCCTTTTTTCTTCATAGCTAAATGTTGTTCGTAAGTGTTGGCTTTATAAGCCTTTCCAGACTTATCATACATCATGTGTGGTTTAAATTGTTTCATTAGTCTCTGTATCCTCCTCCGTTTTTCTTGTATCGTGCTGCTAGTAGTTGTGCTTTGCGGGCTGACCATTGTCCGGCTCTGCCGCCTTTTGTTCCTGCTTTGATCGAATTAAATAAACGCTTCCTCATTGTAGGCTTCGTGTAGTTGCCCGCCTCGTTGACTTTTGATTTATTTTTCATTTTAAGCGTTTAAGGATTCGTTCGTAAGCCGGAAAGAAAACTTCGTCGATGCAACGGATACAGGCTTCTTCCTGAAAGCTCTCGCAAAACGAGATGCCAGAGATATGGAAAGCGGCGTGTAACATTTCATGACGTAAAGTTGGTATTATTTCGTTTTCTGGTAGTTTCTTGTGTAACTGGATTATTCGTTTTTCGTGTAAATACTGTCCGTAGCAATCTTCTAAATCAGCCTTTTGGATCTTGATCCGCTGACCAGCGATCATGACTGATTTTAGCGATTTCACTTTTTAGATCTGTTCCTTGATTTACTGAGTAACCTTAAATTTTTACGTGAGTTGTTTTTTGGATTTCCATCTTTGTGGTCAACGTCTTTACCTTTGACCCGCTTGCCTAAAATCTTCTTCATCTTTCGGCGTGCGCCATTACGGCTAGCCCGATTCTTTTTCTGTTCCGGTTTACCTTGGTAGTTGTCGTATTCTTTTCGGTAGTTTCTCATGCGTTGTTAAAGTATTCGACAATCGCTTGTGCGTATACGTCGGCTAGTAGTGAGTGCTTTGCGTCAAAGAGAATCCATTCCTTCGGGGAACTGCCGAAGAAAGGCTCACATATTACGGCAGGTGGTGGGACGCTCCGCAAGAATCCAGCCCCACGACCGTCAGACTCAATTGCTTTTACGCCCCTATTTTTTTGCACCTTAAAGGTTTCAGATTGGGCTTTACTAAAACACTCGGCTAAACGTCGTCCGTTATTACTCGTATGATAGTAGAGGTATTCGTAGCCTTCTGCTTCAGAGCTTGAGTAACTGTTAAAGTGCAGCTCAATCGCTATATCACACTTCTCTTTCGCTACGCTTTGTGTGACCCAATCTATCGCGCGGCTGTATCTCTCAGACGGGTAGTCGTCAAATACAACCGATTGAATGCCTTGATGACGTAGGCGAGTCTGTAACAAGTCCGCGACTACTTTGTTGTAGCACCACTCGTTTACGCCCCCTACAGAGTTTGCGCCTTTATCTCCGATCCGGCTGTGTCCGACACAAATAGCGACCTTCTTGAGCTTCTTGACCTTTTTACGTCGTAAAGCTTTAGCCACTCTGTAAGCGGCTACTAATTCTAAAATCTTGTCGAGTATTTCGCTTGGCTTCATTTACCAATAATAATAGCGCGGCGGTAGCTGTAGTCACTGTGGAACTTCTGACCACTGCCGACGAAGGTGCCTTCCTTAAACCGATACTCAGCCCCGTTAATTAAGGTCACTGTTGGTGGATCGTAGAGCGCACTTCTGTTCAAAGCGGAGGCGTCGCGATAGCCTCTCGATACGCAGCTTGGCAGCAGGAGAGCCGTCAGCAGCGAGATCGTCGATTTCGTCTTCCAGTTCATAAATGTTTCGCCTTCTTTTCCAGTTAAGCATAGCTACGTATGCTTTGATCAACTCCGTGATCAGTTTAATCACTTGTCCTTAGCTTTAAAAATGTTAAGCGCCGCCCAGTCCACCAGTTTGTAGACCTTCCCAATTATGGTGTCGTCCTTCGGTGTAGGGGTAAGGGCAGCGATAGCGGACGCGGCTGCAATGACGGCGGTTACAACCCCGAAGAGTTGCTCTTTGTTTTCTAAGATGTAACTAATCATTTCTTGCGGTTTTTAAATTTTTCAACTGCCGTTATAGCAGAGAGGACGGCGATTATCAAGCCGAGAAAAGTCGAGAGCAGTTGGATACCCATATCCAGATTCTCTGGTAAGGTTGACATGAAAGCGATGGCGGAACCAACGATGCCGGATATAGGGTGTGTGATGTGGTGAAACATTACATTTCAGTAGGTGCGGGTTTAATTGATAAGAAGGTAGGCTCAGTAAGTTCTTCAACTGTTCCGGCGTTAAGTGGGCCTTCTAACATCTGGTCGTCAGCTTCAGTGAACCGCCAGCAGTCGATGGCTATAAGTTTACCGGAGCCATCTGTAGCTTCGGCAAGGTTCTCGACAGGAGGCAACCCAGTTAACGTGTTCGGATTCGGGTAACCACGAGACTGATCCACGCCAGCTACGAGAGCGGTGTAGACATCGGGTTGGACGACATAATAACGAAACCCAGTGTCAGCGCGGGATTGCTCAATGTCTGTAAGTGGTTCTTGGTCTTCCATTAGTCTATCAGTTCTAGTTCGTCGAGAAGCTCAAGGTCTTCTTCGACAGGCGGCTCCCAGCGTAGTCGTTGTAGATAAGTCTCAAGGTTGATTTCCTCAATACCCTCTAGGTCAAAGTTATCAGACTCAAGGATGCCAGACTTCTTAACACAATAGAGTCGGTCACTAGATGTCTCAGGGTCGAGAAAAGTGTTATCCCAAAGTGCCAACCACCGTTCAGTTCCGTTGTCGTCTGGGAGTGACCTTGCGGTGTTACCAGCGGTCGTGAGTGTCTCGTAGGAAGCTTCGTTGCTGAACCTAAAGAAGCGATGAGTTTCGTCTGTCATACTTAAAGTGTTACGTTGTTGACTATAATGCTCCAGCCCTTGGCCTTGAGTGATGTTACTGCGGAGTTCGTCGCGGCACTGAGTGAACCAGTGGCTGTATTGTAATCAATATCAATTCCGCTGTCCCCTAGTGGATTCCCTGTGGATGTTCCATCGTCTGTCCCATGCTGATTACTTGCATCTATGCTCGTCAGGATGGCCTCGACCGAATTTGCGGTGAGCGAAGTGCAGCCGTCCCATGTGTTGTTAAAGACTCCGTTCACGATGCTTGACGGATTCCAATCAGTAAACAAAGCAGGAAAATCTTCAAGGTTTGCACAGCTTTGCCACGATGAGCTAAAATATTGACTTGCGTTTAAATTTGCTGCTCCAAACGATGTCAGGTTTTGACAGAAATACCATGCTGCAAAGAAATCGCGTCCATTCAAAGTTGATTGAATTGCAGGAAACGAAGTCAAACCGCTTTGCCGCCATGTGTTTGCAAAGTTGATTCCTTTACTTAAATCAATGTCAGCAGGAAAACTAGTAAGGCCACTGTCTTGCCATGCGCTCGTAAAGTTCACATTCTGTGCGCTCGTGCCGAGCTTTGCGCCCGCCGGAAATGACGTTAGGGCGGTTGTGCCTTGCCATGCGGACGAGAAGCTATTTCCGTTAGGGGCATTGATAGCATCAAAATTATTTATCGAATCAGCGTCTCTCCAAGCCCTTAAAAAATTCGTTACATTGGTGAAATTTAAATGCTTAAACTCAACAATGTCGTAACGGTTCCGCCAAAAGTCCTGAACAGAAGTTACTGATGGTGCGTCAGCCGCACCTCTATCAATTAACAGTCTACGCGATTGCTCAATGTCCGCTCCTGTTGCTGAATCTGGGAGAAGAATTACCCCGTAGAGCTGTCCAATTTGTCGTGCCGAAAAACCGTAGTTACCCAAAAGGTTTAACTCAGTGACCGCATCGGAATCCACGCGATACACAAAGGTGCCTAGTGACGTTCCTACGACCTGCCAGCCAGCTTGGGTTGTCGATGGAATATCTAGGTGGTCGCTGTTGTCTGCGAAGGTAACAACATAGCCGTCAGACACTGGTTGGTCGTTAGCGGTCGATTGGGTGGCAAGCTTGTCGGTATCGCCATTATCACTGCCAACGATACGCCCGTTCCAAGCCGATGAGCCTGATGAAATCGCTCCGATTGGTGCAGACTGGGAATTGTAGAAATAGTAGCCTTGTGAGTCAATGAGACTAAAGACGTTGTTCCTATTATTAATATAATTACGAACTGAGTCAGCTTGGGCGTCGGTGATGGTCGCAGGGAAGAGCCCGAGGAATTGGAGATCAATGGCGGCTGCTCTATCAAAGCTAATACGATTACCAACAGTAAACTCATCTGACGATATTGCTAGAGTGGTGGTTGGTTCAAATTTGTTTGCGCCGTTGACTTTACTAATTAGCCCGCCGCTTTTCGCTTTTGCCTCATAAACTATGTCGCCCCTTGCGTCGTCATACATATCAACGTGCGCCCATCTATAAGCACCAGCACCGTACGAAGCAAGCCACGGTGAGCCGCCGTATTTTAAACCATAAATAAAACCAGTTGAAGCGACATCAGCCGCCCCGTTTGCATTGACACTGAAAACTCTACTGTCATTGCCACCACCAGTCCCAAGGACACTGAACGCTGCGAACATATAGCCGCCGTTGATGTTGTTTGCAAAGAGACCACGAAGACCATCGTTAACACCATCGAACCGCAAGACACTCTTCTTGATAACCGTGGCTGGGTCGTTGCCGGACTGGTTGATTGTTACCGGACCACCGACACTTGCTTGAAACTTGGTGTCACCGTGCCTAATGCTCGTTGACCCGTTGAAATCACAATCGAAGACGACCGCTGAGTTGACCGTGAGCTTGGCCTTTTGAATCGCGTAGTTGCCTTCGTGGGTAATAGTGGCCTGTTGGTTTAACTGAAGGTTGTGGGTTATTGACCCTGATTGGCTGTTTGGAGTCGCCGTGTATTCCCTAACGCCGTTAATATCAGCATAGATTTCAGTGCCATTGTATCCATACTTAACATTGAAAGATGTCCCTAAATTAACTGAATTAGAAACATAAAGTGATGTCGGGTTCCCCTTACTAAACACGCGGAATTGACTGTCTGCTCTAAAGATTAACCCAAAGCCCGAGGCCCAAACCCCACCACCCATAGGCAAAACATAAGCACCCCATTGAGTAATCACCATGTCTAGCTCACCTTCCCAAGTCTCGTTGGAGCCAATGGTAACACTCGGACCTTCAGCGTAGTTTCCAACAACGTCAGGGATGTAAAGATAACCACCAAGGTTACCCGCTGGATTCTTGATGAGCGGCAACGCTTTAGGCTGGTTTAGGGCGGTTGTCTGCTTGGCGTCACCGCCTTTGTTTCCTCGGTTGGCGAGGTTAGCCAGAATCGGCACGGAGTCCAAGAAATCAGCGGTCGTCAGGGCTTCTGCTAGAACGTCACCAGATGTCGCGCTGGAAGTCAGTGTGGATAGATTGAGTGCCATTGTAAGTTTCTATAAATTTTCGGACGAATAGGGCCAAAAAATCAGACGCTTGATGTGGCCGTTGAGTTGTTTTCCTCCACTTGTGTCAGAGCCAATGTGCAGCTTGCTTGCCGTAAGAAAGTTGCCGGTGTGTGGGAATGGAGCAGTTTGACCGCTCATGGTGGCGGCCGAACCGTCTTGGGAACCGTTCATAGTGTTAGAGTCAAAGCTTAAAGCTGTTCTTAAAAGAGTCCCCGCTGCTAAACGACCGTAATTTAACACATTGGTCCCGTCCCAACTAAGGAGCGGCGATGCAGAACCTAAATTTTTGTAAGCGAAACGATGACTATCGTATTCACCATAGATAAGTGAGTTAGCACCATCAGCATCGTTGAATTGATACTCAGCGTAAAACGTTCCTTCTGAGCCATTAAAGAAGCTACTAAATGCACTGCCGGAAATCACAAGCTCGTCAGCGGCTCGCGTTCTTGCTGCGGCGTCACCGCCTGATGTCGGTATTAGGGACGTGGCGACACTTCCGGCCTCTAGCTGTGCGCCCCAGATGTATAAGCCATCAGTTCCATTTCCTGCAAAGGTTTCTAATCGACCGTCATTATCTTGTTCCGCAATAGTAAGGCGAACTTTATTTATAGCCGCTGAATTAAAGGTAACACTACAACGGAACCAATCATTTCCCACAGGTTCAATCTTAGGAGTGTAAACTGCGTATGACCCCACCGTTCCGCTTGTTAAATTGAAATTGGCGTAGGACGAAGCGTTTACAGCGTCCGTTAGTTGAATTACGTCATATTCACCTTTCTTAGCAAACAAACTAAACGCTAAATCGCCGCTTTGAGTCTGGGCTTTGTTTATTCCCTGTCGTTGAACAGAATTACTAGACACCATTTTTGAGCCGTCTTGACTACCTGACGGGCTGATTATAACATCGCTCTGAATAGTTGCGTTTTCACCAGTCCACTGGCTAAAGTCTTCACTGTAAGTAACCAAGTTTGTTGCCGACGGCTCCACCAGAATCATCGGCACTCGTGGGCCAAAGGTTGCCCCTGTGATAAACTTCGGGCTTCCCGTTGTGTTCGCCACGAAGGTTGTCGCGGTCGTGCCTTCTTCGACTTGGGGCATTGCGATTTCTACTTGGTCGCCTACTGAACTATTACTTGCCCCAAAGGAAATACCAAATCTTGTCCAGTAGTCAGAAGGAGAAGTAAATGTAAATTCAATTTTTTGCCAGTCGTCGGTCAAACTGATTGATGTTGACTCAGAAGAGGTGGAACGAAAATTATCGATATAAACATCAGGATTCCCCGAAACTCGTCGTATAAAAAAACTACCAGTGTAAACGGTGTCGTAATTATACGTTCCTGCGTCTAGAAAATAGTAATATTTTGCACTACTTGTTGAGTTGACTGTAATTATAGCACTAGGCTCAGAAAGATAACCGTTCCCGCTCTGTTTTGAAACATCGTTTGCCGTCCACCCACTAGAGAAGTCCGTATAGCCAACCCGCTGAAACACCGTCGGAGTCAACTCGGCTCCCTGTGTCTGGTCAACGCGCACCGTGTTGGGACTGGCTGACGCTATGTTACCGTTGGCATCGGTGAACGTGGCGGTGCCTGCGCGGGTCGCTGTGATAACGTCGAGCGTCGATGGGACCGACGGATCTAAGTCCAGTGTGAACGCCTCAAGCGTGCCTTTCATCGACGTTTCTGAGTCGAATAAGAGATACGGGTCCAAGGATAAGGGGTTGAAGGGGATTACCCCACCCTTAGTAATACCTAAGCCGAGACCGAGACGTGACATGCCGATTATACTTGTTTGTATGCGAGAACCTTACCTGAACTCAGAGTGAAGGCAGTAATTTGACCGTAGATAACCGTCCCCGCAGGAATGGAAAATCCGGTTAACGCTCCTTCTAACTCAGGCCAAGTCAGAGCTGAGAACGTAGCATCCTCAAGGATCTGCAAAGCGCAGAACTCGCCAGTAGTGGCGGAGGTGTCTGTAACGATCTTAGCCCCACGTTGTCCGAAGGTCTGTTTGTCGATGTTGTTAGTCATGAATTAAATAATGTTTGGGTTGTTTAACTGTGAGTTTTAGTTCGTGAAATGTTGAAACATTTTAAATTATATTGAGAATAGCAGACCCTGATCCTGATGGGTCTAAAGAAAGTCGGGGCTTGGCGGCTCCTCTGGCGGCGTCTAGCTCCTCGTCCAGAAGCTTTTGACAGATCGTCCAGTGGTATTGAGCGCGTTCTAAATCAGCGTTGTCCTCCGCTAACATCCCTAAAAGGCCGTGTTTAATAGCGTTTAGGTTGCCTAGATAGATTAGATCGTCTTGAACAAGGACAGGCTCCCACGCCCGCTTGAGTAGAAGCTTAATGTTCTTAACCTCAGCGGACGGATTACTAAACCGGAATCGACGGTAGCGGGCTACACCGTCGCCTTTGACTACGGCTAGTGTTGTGGTTGAGGCGGTGGTTGAAGAAGTGCTTGAGGGGAACCCCATCTTCATGACGTAATTTGCTCTCTGAGGAGCCATGTAGATTGAGTTGCCCTCAGTTATACCGTAAGAATACCAAGAATGAGTAGAAATGTTGGTTTTAGCACCTGATCCAGCAAGATCTGAAGAGATCTCTTTATACCCTATTTGATCTGTTTCTGGGTCTATCCAAAAGATATAAGGTATCTCATAAGGGACTGAGTAGACAAGACCGTCTGGGCCTAATACGGATGAGAAAGATTTATGCTTGTAAACGTCTACCCCACTGTATGTTGCTTTATAAATCCGTAAAGCAGACGGGAGGGGGATCTCAACCGCTGAATCATCAGAAGTATCGATCTTAAGGATCGCGTTACCGTGCCTTGGGAAACAATAAATACATCCGGTTGATGGGATGAATGTCCCGCCGGAATATTTATTGAAATAGGCAGCATGAAGTATAAGGTTGCTGTTAGTTATGGCAAAGACCTCTGATCCCGTAATATAAGGCTCATTGCCTGTCAGAAGATCGTTACCTAACACAACCCCGTCGTTTGATGGGTTAACGATAGCTATACGATCTGCTCCGTATGGTGTAAGGTAGATTTTACCGTTTGCTGCTTTCGTAGCCCCAAAGAAAGAGTCATATATCCACTTTTTATCGTTAGGTAATTCCGTTTGCCAGTGGTTTGCCGAGTTACTTGTATTATTAGGAGAACTATTACGAACGTCATACATCCCCCCAGTTCGGGAAGGGGAAAATGAAATTAGCGTTTGTGCCGATGTAGTGAAGTTAAACTTAGAGATGAAAGGATCGGAGTAATTACCTACATTCCTAGAGTAAATACTACCATATATATGGCCATTAGCTTCAGCTCCTCCTCGTATGTTCGTGTGGGTTAGATTGCCAGAAGAGGGTAGATAATTAATAGAAGGTGTATCCGTTACTTCTAAGTAATTTGTATTCCCACTGGGGTGGGCATATATTTTACCATTACTAGCAGTTAAAGAATCTACATACTTTTGGGTACTACCACCCGCTACGGTAGATTGTCCTGTCGTCGAGGTTGTATCATTTGACGGGTCGATAATTAGGACTTCATCTTCTTGATAAGGAGTAGCGTAAAGCTTATTACCAGCTTTCGCGATACCGCGCCACTTTAAATTAGTAGCTCCAGTGTCGCTGGGGGCTACTAAATCACTACCAATCAACTCAAAAGTAAATTGTGAGCCACTACTTACGCTACACGCTACAGCCGAGACCTTAACTTCTTCGGAAACGTCAGCAAAACTAACAGACTTGATACTGACAACTTTTTCGGTAAAAGTAGACAAAGAGGCCGTCCCATTTAGGTCAAACGTGTGGCTCTCAACATCGTCCTCACCGACCGCAAAATCAGTTTCTTCTCCGTAAACGACTGTGACCGAACCAGTAGTAGGTAAAGTCGTTTTTGGCGCGATTGGCTCGACTGTGATATAGTAGATATCAGTAGCTGCTTTATGAGTTAAATCCTCTTTAGCCTCGTGGAAACCATCGTCCACAACACCGAAAATAGGTGCTGGGCCTGATTTTGCGTAGCCCCCGATCCGGTAGTCATGCCACTGAGAGCGGGCCTGAACCGGAGAATCCTGTAGCATAGCCCCTAAAAGGCTCTCGGAATGCTCTGGCAACGCGAAATAATCGTTCGTAGTATCAATAGACCAGTCGTAGAGTAGATCCTTCCACATCCCCATCCCATACAGGCGGGGCATGACTAGATTCAGCTTGGCTACAAGATCTTCGTCAGGCCGGACGTATTCAGACAAGGCTTTAGTTACGGCCTTTACGGTCAAAGCTGGCATGCGATAACTTTACAATTAGGGTAACACAAAGTCAATCACTGAGAAATAGGATATTTCGCGGCTTTCCATAGCAGTTCATTGACTAAATACTTAGGGGTAAATGATTTTCTTCCCGAGGCTAATCGGATTATTCCATTCGTTATCACTACTCTCTCGGTCGCCTACCTGCCAAAAGTTATAGCCGGAGACGAAGATGCTCTGGATATACCCTTGTCCGGCTGTCCAGTGGATTCGATGGTCAACTGACAACTGCACCATGTTGACAGGCGACACTATATCCAAGTGAAGGTGGAGGAGGATAGCCGCTGACTCCGGTGTTACCACGTATGCGTGTGTGTCTCGGCTTTCACTGAAGAACATGACCTGATCACCTTTCGTTGCATCTACGAGAGGCTGAAGTCCCGAAGTCGTTACCTGTTCCTCACACTGGACATCGTCCTCAAAAATTAGAACATTCTGCTGAAGTCTTACTGCTTCGAGCCAGCACTTGGCGTGGGAAGCGCGGCAACACATATCGCCAAGGCATTCATAATAGTCAGAGACTACAGCATTATCCGCCTTATCAACACAGAGATACTCGTAATCGAGATGCTTGCCCACGCCTTCCTCAAACTGTTTCTTGCGGTCGAGTCGAGACTCTCGGTGTATGCAAATAATCCTCATCGTCTAAATATCTTTATAAAAGTGGCGGTCATTTGTCCACTCTCCATTTTAACTACCAAAAATTTATTTCGTGTGTCTTCCCGTTGATGTTAGATGCACCAGCTCGCTGGCCTACGACCCACTCTTTTGGGCAATAAACGGGCCAATCCTTGCGTCGGTGGGCTAATTCAAGCTGGTGGTCGATGTGCTTGTTCGTGTTACGGTAGTCCGTCGCATATGATATATGGCGGTAAAACGACGTGAAAGTAGACTGATTAACGGCGTAGGCGTGCGTCCTGTTTACAGAATTACCAACAATCACATTAGGGGACTCGGTTTTAGTCGGATCACGGCGATGTTGACCGCCTAAATAAATCTGCCCCCAATCCTCCGGCACGTCTTCCATTAACTCATTGATCTTCTCTAAAGAGTCTTCCTTAAATATCACGTCGTCTTCTAATACCAATACGTTGTTCAAAGACATATTGTAGCGGTCATCTCTAGTATGGATGACATCCTCCAGAATCCTTTGGTGTGAACGCAAACACCCCCACGCTCCTCTGCCAGAACCCCAGTCAGCCGGACAGGTTGTCCAGTCGCCTATAATAGCAGGATAATAGTGGACCTTGTCGTTGTCCGCCATTCTAGTCTCTTCAAGATGCTTCTTCGTCTCTTCAAGACGATCCGGTCTATGGGCGCAGTTGATCACGTAAACGCGGTCAAACCAGTCAGTTAGGTTCTTCATGGGTTTCCGTCTCCTTCAGATACTGAGGATGAACTTTTTGATGATCCTGAAGAGCTAGAGCTAGAGTCTGAAGAGCTAGAGGCTGAAGAACTAGAACTAGAGGCTGAAGAGCTAGAGGCTGAAGAACTAGAACTAGAGGCTGATGCAGAGCTAGAACTAGAGGATGATGCAGAGCTAGAACTAGCAGGACTACAAGGGGAATCATGAACGGTAACCTCTATGGTTACAGTAGATGAAGTAGACGAAGACGAAGAAGAATTACTGCTTGTATAGGTTCCCGAAGCATCATTTTCACTGGAACCTCCCTCCCATTGCTGGAAAAACACATCGAGTATTATCCATTCCGAACTACCGTTCCAATAAAGGGTATAAGACGCAGCAGCAGTATAGTATTGAACGCTGTCGTCCCAATACAAGTCAATGGGGTCTCCACTCACCCCATCGTCAGTGACGACAAGCCGCGCCCTACACTTTCCGTTTGGTGCCGCCATTTATTCTCTTGGGTAAGCTGAGTTAATAAAGTTCTCGTTAGCTATGAACTGCTCTTTACTACGCTCAGGCATATCAAACCCTCTAAAGCCTTTACGGGTTCCGGTCAGTTTCAAAGTTACTTTAGAAGGCCGTAAAAAAGATAAAGGCCACGCCGAAAGAATCACGTTGTTCTTCTCAACTACCGCACCAACTGATCCAGCCTTGTCGCCGGATATTCCTGTAACAGCCATCGAGTCCGGTTCACACACTGCCAAGAACCTGTCATCGATTCGGGCTACTGTATTGGCTCCTTCTAACGGCACATCCCTCATCACGAACTCAAAGAGAACCTCATTGGATTCCATCGTGAACAACGCACCGTATCCTTTGTCGTGCCAGTCCATAGGCACAATAGCGGTAGACTTATCTGATCCTGAAGTAGAAGTAGAAGAAGAGGAAGTAGAAGAATCTTCCTGAACACCAAAAGCTGTTAACCAGTAAACGTCAGTGGATATGTTTTGGTCTAGGTTTTCTATCTCATAACCAACGTCTTCCGAAGCTCCTACCCCTTTAGGGGCTACATAACCAATCTTAACGTAGAACTTACCGCCGTTGTCATTAGGTAAATTTTGTTGTGGGGGAGGATCGCCATTCCCATCATCCCCTCTAATATCACATAAAGTTACTCCGCCCGACGAATTAGTTTCCCAATACAGGTAAACATTCCCACGAAAGTCTAGTGTGTAGAACTTGTATCGGTTCTCAGAAGCAGCAAGGTTAGACGGAATGACGATTTGCGGATTAGATACACCAGTCTGAGATACTAACCCATCCGTATTAAACACCATCCGATTGATCTGATGGACCAGAACACCGAAGTAGATGTGGATCTTATCGTCAGGAGCAGGCCGCAAGGCAAACGGATACGGCTTGTAAGCTGGATCTTCAGGACTTACACTCCCAGTCGTTGTGTCGTAGTTGTCATCAAAATCACCCGTAAAGTCACGCGGACCTTCAGGCGCACCCTCTAACGGTATCGGTAGAGGAATATCAGAACTGTCTTCGGGCTTCATGATGGAGGATAAACAGTTACTGTCTCCATGAGCCAACCGCCCCTAAATGGTTTAACTTCTGAAGATATGATGTGCGGCTCCCATGTCGTTACGTTGGTTGCGTTCTTGTTATAGACCGCACCTGTGTTATTCCAAGTCTCGTCACTATTAATACTTACAGTAAAGTTAACAGCCTCATGCAACGTGGGCGGGATCGACAAGGTAAATAATGGGTTCTGTATAGAGATCGGCTCTGGTGCTGGCTTCTCACCTGCCTCTAAACCAACTGGTTGAGTCGTAGACCAACTAATGTCAACTACTGCTTTACACGGCCCTCTGAAAGAGCCTTTTGAGTAGAGAACTCTAGGATAAGTTCTAGCACCACCGGACCTCAAGTTCCATACATCAAACTGAACGTCTTGTAAAATGGGTGGGAAAGCGTAGTTAACTACGGTCTCGTAACTAAGCCTCGCGCACTCTCCTACAGGGTATGCTGCTTCCTCGGGCCTGTAACTAGTATAACCAAAACTCAAATCAATAGGAGAAAGCTGGTAGCTATCGCTGAAGTAATCCGCGATGTTTGTATCGGCTGCTGCTACTGCGGCATACTCAACGTCAACATCTTTTATTAGTTCGTTAGCGTCTCTAAAATGTGAGGGAGCGCCGAGAAATTCAACGGAAGAAGACGTTTGAGAAGTACTTCCTTTAAACGTCCCTAATAAAACACATTCACCACCTAAAACCATCACTACAGGGCTTCCTGAGTCTAGATTAGTACTTTCTTTCCAACTAGAATAAGTTGAGCTGGGAGGAGATATTTCTAGTGTTGCGGAAGTTGTTGCCGCGTAGACCTCGATCTCTGGATTTTCGTAATTAAAATCTTGAAATTTAACTTCAGATAACTGAGCTATATTTGCCTTTTTCTCTCTATCCGTATTGAAAATTAAAACTTCTGGAGAACCGTATGTCCATGTCGTAGGAGTAGGGTTGCTGTTAAAGTTTGATGGGTTAAAGAATTGATAGCTATCTTTTGGAAGAACTTTGATAGGCTCGACCGACTTCGGTAGATCCCTATTAAGTAACGCGACCCCCATATCATTTCCTGCGTGCAGTTTAACACGAATTACAGTGCGTTCGTAAACTATATTGTTTCGGTCTACAAAAAAGACGACATCTTTTGCTGATAGGGGGGATTGCTTAGAAAAATAGACATGTCTTGGAGTGACTAACACTCCGCCGCGTTTATCGCTCTCAGTATCGTTATAGACTATAGGGTTTCCTGAAGCCCCTGTCCCACTCTGATACCGGCGTAACCTAGCCACAAAGCCAGTAATCCCAGTAAGGTCGTGCGCCCAACAACTTGAGTTTCTCACTGCTACGTAACCTACAAGATTGCTCCCTGACATATTGGCAGTGATCGAAGTAAAGAAAGTTCGGTCTGATGACGCACTATGCCCGCTAATTGCACTAGCTATAGAAGCACTCGCTTCATCTTGTAGTTTTAACCGTCCGTCTTCGCCCGAAGTTGGACACTTAACAACCTCCTGCTCAGTAACGGCAAACCAGTTATCAGACAACTGCTGAACAGTGCGGATCGTGCCGGAGTGCATGCCCCAGTAGGCGTTGTCAGAATTTAAGTCCTCAATCTCGTCTGATGCTCCGGTTGGAGTCTCTCCTCGATAATAAAGGGTCTGCTTAGTCTCGTTCGTCGTCTTGAAGAACTCATCAAAGTCTAAACGGGACAACGGAACCTTCTTCACGTAGACCCGTTGCTCAACAACATACAGGCCGTTTAGAATCTTGTCGTTTAGAGGAATCTGCTTACGCTCCGCCAGAACGTGTGTGCCACTGAACTTGCCTGTTGGAGTATCAGGCATCGTCGCCCCCATTGCGGGAACGGTAGAACTAAACTCACTACGGCGGATTACGTAATCACGCGAAACAGCGTCAAACTTAGTGCCGCCAATATCAGCCTCACTATAGGACCAGTTGTCGTTATCTTGCTCTAGCTGGTCAGCCGCGTAGTAGTAACGGTAGTAACGGTTTTGTCTTTGATCGTCCGCCGCTTCGACGTGAACCAGTCGGTGGTTTGGCCACTTTTTGTAGTCGGGGTGGCTAGACCCGTATTTAGGAACATCAGACCCAACCCTCTCCGCATCAACGGTTTCAAAGAAAAGGATGTCGTTAACATTCGGTGTAGGAAATGTAACGACTGACTGTCGTTGCGGGGAGGGATTAAGGGCCATGATGTGATTAGGTTTTAGGCTTCTCCGCCTTCACCCTCACCTTCTTCAGCAGCTTCTTCTTGCAGAGAGGCTCCAGCTTCTTGGAGCTTCTTTGTAAGGTGAACAGCGGCTTCAGCTACTTGAAGACCTGCGGCTTTCGTCGCGAGGTCGATCAACTTGATGAGTGCGTTGGCTTCGTTAGCGTTTAATGTAAGTTCAATATTTTCGTCCATACGGACGAAGGTTTGCATTATTCTTCGTCGGTTGCAAGGGTTTCTTCATCTTCTTCAACTGGCTCTGGCTCTGGCTCTGGCTCTGGCTCTGGCTCTGGCTCTGGCTCTGGCTCTGGCTCTGGCTCTGGCTCTGGCTCTGGCTCTGGCTCTGGCTCTGGTGGAGCCATCTTAGCATCGTAGAATGCCTCGATAGCAGGCACCGCGTCGAATACAGATTGCATCGCGGCGGCGGCTTCTGGCACTTCTGAGATGACTTCCCAGAAGCTGAGGTGCAAACCTTTCGCATATTCCTCATCAGCGATCTCTCCAGTCTCAGCGTCGCACGGGCGTAGCTGTAAATAGAGTGACCCATCTGAGGCGGTAGGGACGTTTACACTAAGTGAGGAGACCCAGATTTGTGAGAGTGTCTTTTCGGCTTCGGCTGGTATTACCAGCGGGTTTTCGTTTTCTATTGGCATAGTTTTGTTTGGTTTGGTTAAAAAAATTGTTTAATATATCACCCGTTGAACCAGTTGGAACCATCGGAGTATACGGGGCAGAAGTTACTTCCCCCACCAGAAACTCCACTTCCGTGAGACGCTTGCAGACTGTAGTAGCTGTCACTCACGAAGGCCCGTTGACCAGCAGGAGACGCTGAAGGTAGCGCAGATACGGTGTAGACTTTGTGGGCAATGGTCCCGTTGACATCTAACTTGGCGGCGGGAGTCGATTTCCCTATGCCGACTGAACCGCTTCCGGCTCCGTCAATATAAAAGGCGTTCGCCTCAAGGTTTGATTCAATTCTGAAGTTAACATCTGCTCCATTTTCATTAATAACGATCTGATCGTGCGTTGATTCCTGAAGAGTCAACATCTTCACATTACCCGCGTAGAAGTTAATCTGGTCAGTGGTTAACTGCATGTAGGTGTTAGAGTCACCACTATGGGTTATCTTTTCGCCTACATTTATGTTTCCTGCAAAGGTTGCGTTACCATTAACCTCTAGTTTTTCTGCTGGACTAGTCGTTCCTATACCAACGTTGCCCGCAGAAGTAATCCGCATTCTTTCACTACCAGCATTTGTAGTGAAAGTTAAAAACCCTCCTGTAGAACCACCTCCTCTGTAGAATGTTACAGCAGCGTTCTCTGTGGTATTATAATATAATCCATGTTTAAAAGCGTAAGCGTTACTCCCGTTACTTGTGCCGTTGTTATAAGTAGTTAGCCTAAATGCAGTTTCACTACCATTTATTAAGCTCATCCAAGCAGCGCCAGATGTAACAGAAACATCTAACTTAGCACTAGGACTAGTTGTTCCTATACCAACGTTACCACCACTTAGGATGGTCATTTTCGTAGAATTATTCGCAACAATAGCTACCGATTGATTATCTAGAGTCCCAAATTGCCCAGTGCCACTGGAGTCAGTTAAATATTTACCAAGATTGTTTCGTATTCTACCATTTGCAACATCAAACGTAATAGCCGTCGTTACCCCATTTTTGAAATTTAAAACACCATTACCCCAAGAACTTCCTATTTGTATATCCGCAGTAGTTCCTGTAAAGTATAGTTGGTTAGTCAATCCTACAGTACCACTAACATGCAACTTGTAGGCTGGACTAGCTGTTCCTATACCAACGTTACCGTCGTTTCTGATACGCATTGACTCTACAAGATCGGTAGAACCAAATTGAGAATGTTGCGTAAAGAAAGCTAATCCAATTTCGTTAGGGTCGGTGTCAGTCTGAATAGCTACAATCGAAGCGGCTTGAAGCTGTGCTTCGTTAGTAGAGCCAAAAGTAATAGATCCAGCATAAGCTCCTACTGCGGAACTCATAGTTTGATTACCTATATGAAGATCAGAAGTAGCGTCTAAATAACCAAGTGAATAAGATTTACTGCCTTTTATATGCAATTTAGCAATAGGACTCGTTGTTCCTATACCAACTTTGCCAGAGGAGTCGATACGTATACCTTCTGTCTTAGCTCCATTGTATTCAGTTGTCCCAATACTGGCATAGGGAACTGACCCTACTCTACCTCCTTCAAGGTATATACCTCTATCGTTTGAGGTTCCTATTCGTAAAATTGCACCGCTGCCATCAGCATCGCTTGCACCCTCAAGCCTTGCGACTTCAGAAATAGAACCTGATGAGCCAGTGTTTCTGACATGCAGTCTTGTCGCTGTTGTATCATAAGCATAAGGACTCGTTGTTCCTATACCAACGTTACCAGAAGAATTAATGCGAACTTTTTCAGTATTAGTTCCATTTGTAATAGTTTGTAATACTAAAGATCCGTCTTCTGTTGCGTTAGTATTATCATCTATGATTACTCCAATTCTCGCATAATCTTTAACTGCAGAAGCTGAATTGATACCTGCTATATTAATTATTCCTGCAATACCACCCTCTGTATTCTGCGGTCTTAATACTCTTAATTGATCAGCGAAAGATGCATTAGAAATTTCTAAGGCATTGCTAGGGCTTGTTGTCCCTATGCCGACATCGCCATTAGCAGCAATACGCATAGATGTAGAACTACCAGAAATAAAGTCTAATGGATGAGCCGTGGTATTAGCGTTCCCTGTCCTTGAATAAATCTTATTAGAATTCCCATCGGGAGAAATCAACAAACCCCCAGAAGGGGATGTGGAGTTATCTATAGCGAACTGCCCTATAATGTGAAGAGGTCTATCAGGACTCGTTGTTCCTATACCAACGTTACCAGCACCAGTGATCCGCATCCTTTCGGTGGCCGCTCCAGTCCCGCTCGTTTGTGGGCAGAAGTAAATATCTCTAGCAGAAGCAGAACCTGTATTAGATCCTTGGATAAAGATTTTTATATTATTGTCCCAAGCTGCGATATTAGTCTGTCCATCATAAACAAACTTAGAGTTCCAGTTCATGTCGGCCCCACCCATTTGGACTTGACCATCATAAAGAGATATTTGAGTCCCGCCATCTACAGCAAAGTCTGCCTTGCCTCCGTTATCATGAGCGCCATTTACTAGAACCTTGCCAGAAGAATTAATACGCATTCTTTC